TCCATATAAGCATCAAATTCTTCTTTAACATCACTTCTCCAAGAAGCAACCTGTTCTCTAATACTTGAGATTTCTTCTGGTGTTGGAGTCGCCGCCTTTGAATACACTTCTTCATATTTTTTTTGCGACTCTTCAATTAGTCTATCTGCCTTTTCAAAAACCTCATCAGGTACAGGAGTGTCCGTATGAATATTGTAAAGGTGTTCGCGCATTTCTACAACCCTGTCAAGCTCTTTTTTTGCTGCGACAACATCTGGGTCTGTTTCTGCTCTTGCATTTGCCATATCTTGTATATTAGAAATCATTTGCTCAATTCTTTCACCAATAACTTTTCCCATAATAGCTTTTGCTATCATGTTGTCTATCATATCACGAAAAGCGTCATCGTAAGACTTCATATAATTTTCGCCTTCCCTGAATGCGTCAATCATTCCCTTTACAAAATTATTAGCCCAATCTTGAGCATCACCAATATCAAGGAGGTCTAAGATTATTTCCTTTGCGGCATTGTCCACTTCATACCTCAATTCTTCAATCTTGTCTCTTAAATCATCTATCTTTTCTTGGTCTCTATTCTTTGCTTTTCTTGACTTTTCAAGTTCAAGCTGCCTTTCAAGTTCTGCCAATTCCGCTTCCTTGTTTAGCATCATTAGTCTCTGCGCTCCTATTGCGTCAGTCCCATACGCATCATCAATCGCTTTTTCAAGTCGCTTATATTCTCGTTCAAGAGTTCTTATTTTTTGCGTGCTAACTTCAATAGATTTATTGATGTTTTCGTTTCCACTCCATTTGTCTGCAAATGTGCTTATAAGGCCTGCAAGACCACCAACCACACCACCTATTGCTGCGCCGTACCCACCAAAAGACGAACCAATTTGTGCGCCTTGAGCTGCCTTGTCGAGAACACTAAATATTTTTTCTACATCAGAAGCATTACTGCCTCCAATCGCTTTTGCCAAATCGTCGAAAAGACCAATAGCACCTTTAATAGCACTATAAACAGATGTTATTGATTCAACCCATTCGCTTGCTGAAATCTTTCCAACGTCTGCAAGTTTTACCAAACGCTCTTTTAAATCGTCAAGCGTCTTTATTTCCTCCTCTGTAGCATCGCCATTTTTAACTTTTTCTTCAATCTCATCTATCTGTGATGCAATAGATGCCATTTCTGGTAAAACATCGGTCATACGCTCCTTGGCCTTGTCAATCATGTTGGCAATAGCACCAAAAGGATTTTCTTTTCGCTGCTCCCTGTATAGGTTCTTTAGTGCATTGTTAATGTTCTTAATTTGTTTTCCATCAAGACCTTTCGCTGTTTTCTTGTACTTTTCAAGACTTGCAATCAAGCCTTTAATAGCCTTGTTTGTCATTCCAGAAAGTTCACCAGTGGCAATAATCCATTCTGGCGATTTCTGGAACTCCTCAAAATTGGTCTTTGCTATTCCTTGGTCTTGACTGTTATCAATGGCGGTTACAATGTTCAGTTTTGCTTTATCATCACCAGCAATACTCTTTACAAGTTCTTGCAATTGTTGAATTAGCCTTTGCCTTTCCTGTGGGTCGGTGGCGGCAAGAATCTGAGTTTGCAGGCTAAGTGCCAAACTCTTTTCTTCGTCATTTCCAAACTGTTGCGCAAACGTTACACGTTCCTTAACGGCATCATTTTGAATCTTATTGACCTTCGTTTCGTATTCGGCATACTTTTCAAGTAACTTATCCCAATCCTTAATTTGGTCGCTTGTTTCTTTTTTAAATACATCTCGTGAGGCTTTAACACCTTTAGTTATGTTGTCTACCCATTCTTGAGATATAATACCAGAATCTGCTTGTTCTTGGAATGCGCGTAAATCTTCATTTGTTATATCTAATAGGTTTGGAAGTTTTATGTCACTCTTCTTGTCTTTTAGATATTTGTTTAAAATGTCCGTATATTCTTTAGCGTATTCTTGTGCCGTCCTTGGCAAGTCGCTCATGTCAATACCCATCCAGTCTGCAAACATACTACCTAACTCTGGGTCTGCATCCAACGATACTGCAAGTTCGTATTCTTCTTTTAGACGGTCAAGTTCGTTGTTCAAGCCCTTGGTAATCTTGTCAAGGTTGTATGTCTTTGCGGACACATCAAGTTCTTGAATAACGGCATCAATCACCTTAGAACGGTCAAGGTTAAGCATACCCTTACTTGTAAGTATGTCACGCAAGTTCTTGAAATATTTAAGTTGTTTGTTGGGGTCTTTTCCCGTGATTATGTTGGTGTCAAACTTAGGTAAACCAAACTTACCTAAATCAATGTCAAGCAACTTTATGGTGTTCGCATATCGGTCTTGAACATCCTTAATGGCATCTGCGTGACTTGCACCCTTGGCCGTGAGTTTGTCATATTCACCTTGCAATTTCTTTGTAAGTGATATTTCCTCCTTGATGGTGTCGAGAATTGCATCCCTTTCCTTTTTTGTCTTTGTATTGTCCTTCATCCTTGCAGCACGTTCGGCTTCTTCTTGCTTTTGACGTGCGGCAGAAGCATAACGTAGGGCTTGTTGGTAAGTGCCTTCTTTATCATAGCCTCTTACAGCACCGCCACTTTGTGCAATGGCGGCGAATCTCTGTGCCAACCGTTGCAATTCTGGTAAAGACTTGTCAAGCATCCATTTTGGTGGATTGTCTGCGGTAAGTTTAAGGTCAAAGTTTATGGTGTGTCTTTGTTGCGCTAACTTTACAATGTCATAAATACGATTGTATAAAGACAACGCATCAACAGAACCATTTCGCAACGCACGAGAATTAGCCTCTACCTTTTCCGTCATTGACATCGTAGACTTAGTGGCTTTGGTAGCCTCGTCGTAATAGTTTTTTATCTTTTGATTGTAGTTTTCATGTTCCTCTGCGGCAAGGCGATAACCTTTTATCGCAACATTTATGTATTCTTTGTTAAGAACAAAATTGGCGGCTTCGTCAGAAAGACCCATACTTTTCAATCCAGCACCAACCTTCTCACGAATCTTTTTCAATCCTTCATACGCCTCCTCACCACTCTTGTTGACAACATAACTAATGTTTTCCTCAATAATGGAACTTGTTACATCGGTGATAGCATCAGAATTGTCAAGGATTTCGCGCCTAATCTTACTTGTAGTACCAAACCAACCTTCAAGTTCGGAAAGACTATTTTTAATATCTTCCTTTACCTTTTGAGTGTTTTGCGCATAAGTCTCTTCACCTTTTGCTATATTGTTGGCGTATTGGCGTTCTTTCCCCTCCTCTTTAATAAGTTCGATGGTTTGCTCTATTTTCGAATTAATCTCATTACGGTTCTTTATTTCCGTTAATCCGTATTCGGATAAGATTTGATTAAGTTCAGACAATGAGTTTTTGTATGTGATAGATTTTTCATTTACACCATTCAAAACCTTACCCAACGTCTCAACTTTCTTTAGTTGCTTAGAAGCATTTTCACCAAAACGCTCTACCTCTATTGAAGTAGCCTTTACACTATTGTTGAAGAAAACAAAATAACTTGCAGCGGTAACAAGTGCCGTAATAAGGAGTGCAATAGGATTTGCACGGGTCACTGCATTGAAAGTTGCCATAGCACCAGTAGCGGATTGAATACCACGTATGTAGTTTCTTAGACCTACAAGAACACTACCTACAAACATCTTGCTGTTTAGTGAAGCAACAATCATAGATATAGTCCTATAAGTTCCGAAAGCGGACACTGCGGTTAAAACAACACGGGATATTTCACGCCAATTTTGGAACATACTACGGAATAACTGAATACTTCCCGTAAGCAAACCTTGGTTACTTGCGCCAATATCATTCATCATGTTGTTGTAGGCAAGAGAAAGGTTTGCCATCTGCACCTTTAGTGTGTCGGCTTGACGTGCTTGGAAATTAAAGAACTTTCCTCCTTCATCCGTCACTTGTTGTATCACTTTAAGCACATCACCATAGGACACCATCTTTTTAGACATCATATCATAGACATCTGCAGTAGTGGTTAATTCTTTTCCAAAAGCCTTTTGCTTGGTGTACATGTCAGCCAACATCGGAACAATAGCCAAACCAGCATTGGCAAAGTCACGGGCATCACGGGCTGTCAAAGAACCTTGCGCCTTAATCTGACCTAAGTTGTAGACCAATCTTTCTATTGGAACACCTAAAGCGGCACTTATGTCGGCAATACGTCGCGTTGTGTCCACAACCTCATCTGCCGCAAAGTTGTAAGCCGTTAATTGTTTTGCTGCAGTACCAAGTTCAATCAATGTGAATGGCGATTTTAATGCCATTTCATTTAATTCGTTGAATATTCTTGTACCCTTTTCAAAGTCACCTACAAGAATACCAAGCGAACGGTCAAGCATTTCGTATTCTGCGCGAATATTGCGTAGGTCACGGAAGAAACTTGCTAAAGCACCAAGAGTAAAGGCGTAGATAATACGGTTGCGAATATATCCAAACGTACTTGCAAGCATGTGGTTGGACTTTTGGATAAGCAAGTTTTTTCCTAAGTATTCATTTTGCTTTTTGCCAAGACGTGTGTATTCCTCACCTAATTGCTTCACTTGTTGCGCATTTTGTGGGTCTATCGTTACCAGTTTAAGTGCTTGCATTTTTTTTGCAATAGCTTCAACGCTCGATTCGTCCATGCCAAGAATATCCTGCATGGTCATAGGTTTTTTAGACTTTAACCTTTCAATTTTTTCTTTGGTTGCTTGTATTTGATTTTGCAAGCGATTCCATTGAGTTGTGTCTAAAATTCCAGTGCCCTTGAAACTGGATGCAATCATTTCAAGGTTGAGTAATTTTTTTTCAGCATCCGCAAGTTGGCGAGCAGGCATTGAGAATGCACCAATAAGTTGCTTTCTTGCAGCTTGTCTTAATTGGGTATCTGTACTTTCTTTTTGTTCTTTTAATTTAGCTTTCTGCTCTTCAATTAACTTGTTTTGCTCTCTCAATTCATTAGTGCCCAATTCCATTTCTCTACGTTTTTCTTTTTCAAGACGAATGGATTCCTCTAATGCACCAATTGTATTGTCTGGGTATGTTGCTTTTGGTGTCGTACCGCCGCCGCCACCACTTGCAGCGGCAGTCATCTTTTTCTTTGCCTTTTCCAAACCATCAAATGTTCCAGAAAAGTCAACCTTTGTGCTACCAATGGATTTTATAGTTTCTTGTATATCTTTTACGGCATTTGTTGTTGCGGTTTTCATATCATCCAAACTATTCTTGTAGTCTTCTACAAGTTTGGTGATAGAATCACGCAATTCTTTATCGTTCAACGCCGCTGAAACAATTGTTGGATTTGGCATAACTTGATATGTATTTTAAATTGTTACTATTCTTTCTTCTTTTTCTTACCCTTGTTGACAGGAATGTCCATTTCCTCGCCAGCTTTGAGCTTGTTAGCACCAAGACCACCCATGAACTTTTCAAGATGCTGGTTTGCCTCGTATGCCTCCTTATATCCGTTCCAAGCCTTTTTGTCAGTACCCTTGAGATACTTTGTGTGAGTGTTGTCAACCGCCATAAACTGAATCTGTGCTATGCTTAACCTATATAGGTAATCGTCTAATCGGTATTGGGTGAAAGCTCGGAGGAAGTCGCTTGCGTCTGCAATGACAGTGCTTCCATAAACTGTGATGCTGTCTCCTCCGATTTCTTCTTCCGCATCAGCAGTGAATCCGTAAGCGTACTCACCGACTTTTTGAGTAAAAAAAAACCACTCAAATCAATCGACTTTATCGCGCCAAGAACAATAGCCGCCCACTGGTTTGTGTCAAACGTACTATTCATAACCTTGGCTTTCATCATGGCAACCATCTTGTCATTGCGCGACATCACATCATCTACATCCTCGTAGGAATGTATGTCGTCTGGCGTAAACCTGTGATTGCACAATACTATTGCCATTATCTCACACATTGCATCCAAATCGGTACACAAGGCCGTTATAATCTTTTGGTCGGTATCCAACGTTTCGTCTGCCTTACGCATATCCATAACAAGCCTACAAATGCGATACAAGGAATAATAACGCATATTCTTTACTACATATTCCTTTTCGCCCAACAAAACCAACGACGGACTATCGTTGATTATGTCTACAATGTCGCGCTTTATTTCTATGGAAAAGTCAGGCATTCCGTTTTCAACCTTTACCTCTTCTTCTTTCTTTTTTCTTGCCATATTCGTGAACGTTTTTGTTTTTGTCATCGTGAAACTAAAAAGGGAAGCGTCACAGGGGACACCCCTATAAACGCTCCCCAACGTTCACGAAAACAAAAGAATTTGTTTTTTAGGCTGTCTTGTCGCCGATAATCTTGTACATGTGGTCTACGTTAGGAGTAACCGTAGTGTCAGTGTACACAAGTGCGGTGATGGTTACGCTGTAATTCAAAGCACCGTCTGCATCCTTCTTCAAAGTGCCAACGGTAAGACCTTTGTAGATGTACAGCTTGCCGAAGCCACGACCGAAAGAAAGCTCCCAAGAATGCTCAGATGTGTAAGCACTCGGCGCACCTTCGTAAACCTCTTCTTCCGTAGAAGTTCCAGCTGAATGAGAACCGCCAAACAAAGGCTCAAGTTCGTCAAGGCCGTAGTTAGCAAGCTCAAACGTCATCGTAACAGGATTGCCCTGATAGAAGATGTCGAACGGAGCGTCGTAGAACTCGGCCTCAATCTCGGTAGACTCTGGCTCGTCCTGTGCGATTGTAAGACCACGAAGAACACCCATAAGCTGAGTGGTTGCCTCGCCACCAACATTGCCGTATTTCAGACCAATAGGCTTCAAAGTTGTTTTCTTTGCCATAATTTTTACCCTTTCTTAAATTAATTATTTTGTTTATTATTCAATCTGTTTGTCAATAATGATAATAAAAGACTTTTGATATATATGATATTGATTGCCTTTTTGTGACGTTTCAACATCATCAATGGAGAGTTCCGAACCACTAAGCACATAATAGTCACCATCACTTGACTCCGAAGCAAGTCTTACAACGGTGTTGATGCCATCTTCAAACTCCTTGTATTTCGCATCATCAAGCCTACCTCTTGATTTTTGGGGGACATAGGCGGTAACAAAACACCTCACCCAACCATAAGCATCACCATCAAATTCACTGTCATCACTTATAGCACCTACCTCTAATGTGATAAAACCGTCCGTGGTGTCGCTTTCGGTATTCTCCGTCGGCTCACCCATCTTATAGACGTTTCTTGTCACGGTGTCAAAAAACATTTGGTATAGGAAATTGTAGATGTCTATCCTTGACTCGTTGAACATAATGCTAATACTTTAATAAACCTTTTTGATAACGCTTGTAACGCTTCTTTACCGAACGCTTGGTGTACTTTGTGGCATTTGTAACAGAAAGGTGCGGTTGTACCTTTAATTCCCTTTTTACTTCGTCATAGACATGTGTCATAACGGCAAACTTTTCAAATTTATCCGTCATAACATTTTTATGTCCAGATTCCCAGTAACCCCAATAAGGAGCAAGAATAGCAAAGAATACACGCCAACCTTTTGTCGATGGCTGCGAACGTTGCAAAAACGCCTCCGCCATTGCCCTACCATCTACGGGATAAGCATATCTATAGTCACGCCAAAGTTCGTGCATGAAGGATTCACCATTATGGTCAATACCCATTTCGTCATTGATTGTTTCTTCACGATAAAAACCGCTATCCAACAAATCGCCATTGTAAGAAACTCCCCAACAAAGACTATTAAGCAAGTTGCCAGTCCTGTCCATGTGGTTTCTACTATGGTAAGATTGAATGGCTTTCCCGATTTGCACTATTTTGTTTTTGGCATATTCAACAAGGAAAGCGTCAATAGAAGGTTTCACAGATTCGTAAATCTGCTTTTCAATAGCCTTTGCATCAAACCCTTTCAATGTAGAATAACTTGCCATACACTACCAAACCTTTCTTGTGGAATATATGCTTACACCCATTAGTTGCGAAGGCTCGGAATTGTCAACAACAAACTGAATTGTTTCACCATAACGTTCAAGAGTAATCTTGTCACCTTTCTTGGGAACAATATAGTTGTCGTTTTCATCCTTTGTCAAAGGAATTGAAATGATGTAAGACGATGTCTTGAGTACACGCCCCTCGTTGTCCGTCACCATGTGTTCATCCATTACACCCTCATACAAAGTTACCTCTGTATCTTCCTCGTCACCTTGACCCTCAATCAAGCGGGTTATTGTGCCTTGGTACGGGTATTCAAGAATCTCATCCCTTGTCATAGCCTGTCAACATCTTCAATCGGTATGAACTTTATCTTCTTCTGTATGCCCTCTAATATCTCAGCCTTATCGTCATCATAGAGTCTATACATACGTATCGCATACTTGATTTTTTCATCTTGGTAGAAGTCTTGCTCAGAGCCAATGGTTTTTTGATAGCCATTGTGCGACTGTTGCAATGACGAGGTATTAGACGGGCTAAGAAGCACGGCAGCAAATATAATGTCAGCCGTCATCAGTTCCCTGTCACGCTTGGTTACATTCTCGCCGTAAGCATCTTCCTCTGGGTCAATACCCCTTTCCAATGCTATCTTGACAAAGTTCTGCTCGTCAAAACGAGTGTATGTCGTAGATGCTTTAAGCCATTCTAATACCGTCATTGCTACACAATCTAATTACTTAAAACTAAAACCAATGAAAAAACATGTATTCTTTTATGTAGTACGTGTAATGTCAACAATTACGTGATACTGAGACTCGTCAAGCACAGTAGCGTAACGTCCGATAACGTCCGTGTGGTAAGCCTTGAGCATACCATTGGGAACGGTCTTGTTGATGACGTTCAGGAAGCCCTGTACCTTTGCCAGAGAGAACTCGATGTTCTTGTTCACCTCGCCACTACGCATCAGCTCAACGTCGGCAACCTGTGCATGCACAAGTACACCAGCATAGCCAAGAGGACGCAGAACAACGACGTTAGGATTCCAACCCTTCACGGTGTGATAGGTGGTAATGCCTTGAACGGTCTGTTGCTCACGAACAATGCGGATAGGCGAAATCTTTGAGATAGCCGAACGGCTATAAGCAACCAACTGCTCGTAGGTGATTGTGTCTACGGTTGTGGTAGAAGAACCACTGTTGACGATAATCACCTTGTCGGGAGCGTAGAGTGCGATGTAGCGGTTCACCTCCTTGATAAAGGCAGCATTCTTCAACAGAATGTTTACGACAGTATCCCAAGGAATATCCCACTCAAACGGTGTGCTTTCGGGGATGTTGTTGGCCTCCTTGAAGTCAAACTCAATCTTGCGCATCTGTTCGGGGATGTCTGCGCTTGCAGAACTCCAAACATCGTTGATGGCATGCTTGTAGTTTGATGCGGGGATATAAGGCGACTGATACACCTGAACGCCGCTAAAGCCTTGTGTAGTGCCAGTGCCACCACCAACCTTTGGCAGGGCAATCATGTTGCCATACTCACCACCACGGGAAAGTGTCATAGCTGCCATGTTGGAAACACGCAGGTTGTGCGTCTTAACCAAGTCGGCCACGCCACGGACATAGCCCTCAACCAAAGTTTGGTCTGAGCCAAGCTCACGAAGACGTGCCTGCAACTCCAACTTTGACATTGAAGTCTCAAACAGTCCCTTGCCATACTGGTAGATAGAACCCGTCTTCTCGGTGAATCCTTCTGCGTCGAGCTGCATGGTCTCAGACAGAGGAGCCATTGCGTCGGCCATAGGAACGGTGCGGTTGACCTTTTGACGTACAGTCCAAGCGGGGTTCTTCTTCAAGTCGGCGATGTCGATTTGATACTCGTTACCCTCTACACGGAAATGCTCTTGCCAGAAGAAAGCATTCTCGTCAATCTCAATAGTGTTGTCGATAAGCGTCTGCAAGAAACCCTTGTTAGTTCCATCAAGCAGTCCGTGCTTATACAGTTTCTCGATAGCCTCATCGGGAGACCATTGCCATTTTAAAGCGTTTGCCATAATTCAATTCCTCCTTCCTTTAAATCCAGAAAATACCATCAATCAGCGAACGGTTGTTAGCAAGCACATAAGCGGGCAGTGGCTGCATGCGGGCAATCCAAGCCTGCTTGTTGTAGACAGTGCTGATAGAATAGTTTGCCTGACCAGTGATACCAAAACCATCGGTAGGCATCAAATCGCGGTCAGCCTCAATGAACGTGTTGGGCTTCGGAACGAGAACGGTAGCACTTGCGCTTGCCTCGTCACCAGCAGCCTCAACAAGGATGTCGCCAGCCGAAAGCGAACCGAGTGCAACACTCAGCGTAACGGCGAACTGCTCATTAGCCTCATCATAAACCACATTGGTCACAGCTGCTGACTGTCCTGTGCCAGTAGCGGCAGAAGGAGCCTTCATAATCAGCATACCAACTTCGGGTGCATCACCATAACCATCACCATTGATGTAAATGGTGGTGTCGGTAGCAGCGGATGTAGCCGTCTTAACACCGAATGAACGGAAGATAAGGCAACCCTGCGCTGGAGTGTACTGCACCAGCTGTGCTGCATACAGATGGTCGAAGCCCTTCTTTGGGTTCAGGATAGTACCACCAAGCAGTACGTTGCCGCGTTGCTCGCCGTTGGAATCCTTAACCCACACCCACTTTCCACCGCGAGTCTTTTGCGATGTTTCGTAGAAATAAGCTAAATTCGTTACCATAATTTTTTAAATTCTTTAGTTATTAAAAGTTCAACATACTTTTACTTTTTTAAGGGACTCTATGAACTCCTGCTCCTGCTTTTGCGTCTGTTTCGGTGCGAGTGGCTTGATGTCGCCAATCGAATCCCTAAAGATGTCTTGGAAGCGGGTGGTCAATCTCTTTGCCTGTTCCTCGTCCGTCTCATCCAAGTTGACCGCAAAATCAGTTGCGTAGTTCTCAAAAGACTTGTGCAGGTCTTCCCGAATGCCCTTTTTTGCCAGAGCCAAAACCGACTTGTACTTTTCTTGTCTGCGTTGTGCGTCCTTGAACTTTTCCAATTCGTCAAGCTTGTCTTGTAATTCTTTCGGAATCTCAAGCGGCTTTTCCCTTGGTTTCTTTTCCAGCCTTTTGCTCAACTCTTCAATCTGACGCTTGAACTCGTTTTCTTTCTCCTCAAATGCTTTCTGCTTTGCGGTTACGCCTTTTGATGTTGCGCTGAATGCCGTGTCAAGGTTGAACTTTAAATCGGCAAGCGTTGCTTCGTCATCGAAATTTGCGTCTGGATATTTCTTAGAAAAGAAATCCGAAAACTTGTCCTTAAATTCATCAGTTAGTGTTTCGCTTGTGTACGCTTTCTCCGTACAATACTCGTTTGCTTTCTGCAAAACTTCTTCTTTTGTCATGATAGTTTTCTCCTATTTTAACGTTATTAAAACAAAATGTTTGTGCAAAAATAAGAATAAGGTATCAATTAAAAAAAATAAAACAACAAACAAATAACAAACAAGATGCAAAAGTAAGCGAACTTTTTGTTATTCTTTTTGAAAACACATTGAAACGATGCGTATCTTTGCAACAAGAAATTTCTACAATATGGCGAGAAGACGCAATGATATAGTATTGTCCCCATTGGAAGATGGCAATCAGAAATATGCCATACGTTCCAATGCTGATTTTGTTGTCCTTGCTGGGCCGACTGGTTCTGGAAAGACATACGCACTATATTATGCACCTATCGAATATCTTGCCATGAACGACAATGCAAAGATTGTATGCTTTATGCGCAACGTGTCAGACTTCTGGGGTGCTGGAAAGGTTAGTGACACCGTAAAATCAATGTATCCACTTGTAGACCGTTCGGTGAAACGCCAGCCGCACGACCCGATAGGCGAGATTATACGTAAGCAAGAGGATATGGGTATGAAGCTATACAACGGCAGCGAGCTTAAATTCCAACAGCTTGACAACGAAAGCCCGATAGTTCTTGATAAGATTGCAAAAGGCTTACAGGCAAAGAAGCTTATCTTTGACGAGGCTAACAAGTTCGCTTGGAGAACAATCACAACGTTCATGCCACGTCTACGTTCCGACTCAGCTGGTAAGGCGCAGATATTCCTTGCACAGAACCCAGAACGAGAATGTCCTTTGCGAAAGATTTGTGGAAAGGGCGAACATGGTGGTGGTTGGATAAACGACGATGGAACTGTCGATGCTTCAATGGATGGGGTCGTGATGTTCTTCTATATGCACGAAGGTGACATGGATAAGATGTATTGGGGTCGCACAAAGCGCGAGGTTTACGAGAAATGCAAAGACCTTATTGATATGCGCATGGAACAAGACCCAGACATGACATACGAGGATTTTATTCTTTCGATGGTATTCTTCACATTTGACATTCGTGACAACAAGAAGATGCTGGCAAAGAACAAGTCGTATCGTGGTATGACAGCCAATTCTGCAACGGCAGCATCATCATACGCAAACAATTGGAACTATTCGATTACGGACGAACAGAACAACGATGACGATTTGTTGAACGTGGAACTTTCCACTACAGATGTAGAACGAATGTTTCGCCAGTTGCAAGTTCCGACGGGAAGCGAACTATTGAAACGTCGTATGACAATGGATATGGCTACGACGGGATTTGACAACCTCGTTTTCAAATATTGGGAATTGTGGTCGCACTACGGATGGATTTGCCGTGATTTCAAATATTGCACGAACAACAACAATCGTGAAGCTGTCATTATGGCCATAGACTTTAGGGATAAGCACAATCTCCAAGAAAAGGAAATGATTATAGATGTGCAAGGATTTGGTTTTCTCAAAGACTGTTTTCCTCGTGCAACGATGTTTAGCGGCGCAACAGCACCATCACAACGCAGTAAGGCTCAGTTCAGGGCATCCAAGGATGAGGCTGCGCATATTACGATGGAAATGATACAAAGTGGTCTTGTGCATTATGAGCCGTCATTGGCAAATGCAAGGTATAACCACAAGAATATGAAGAGGGAAGGGGGAACTACACTACTAAAGCACATGGTCTTTGAAAGCCGTATATTCCAATTCTGCAAGACACCAAACGGAAGAATCGAGATGATGCCAAAGGAAAAGATGAAGACTTTCCTTAAAGGAATGTCCCCAGACCTTTTCGATAACGTCATACTGCTTTGTGGCGGCACAATCTATGATTGCTATCGTATGCTGCGTGAGGATGCTGGTGTGATGAAAAAGAAAATGCAATCAGAGGACATGCTTACACTCTTGAATGTGAATGGCGAGGAGTTTGTTGACACAAGGATACAAAGGCCACGAAAGATAAGAAATGCAAGTGAAATTTTAAATGTTTTATCAACGATATGATTAGAGAGCATAACATCAAATGGTTTATGGAAGACCCCACAAGGCTGACACTTATGAAGCCGTTTACAAGGGGTGGCGGTATGAACTTGCATGGGTATGAAGGCAATAAGGTGCTTAACAACACTATTCTTAACACGGGTTTCGCAAATCTTGATTTATACCCTATTTCGCAAGACACGTATATTACGGAATACCGTCCCGACCTGCACCACATCATACTAAACGAAACAATACCGCACATATCGGTAAGAATCAATGGTACAGAGCTTCCGTCAAACCTTATTAATATCACGCAGACGTGTTCATTCCAAAAGCTGATACACTCTGCGCATGTCCGTAACCTTACGGCAAACCCGCTTGAGTTTAACCTATGCAACCAAGAGCCAGACGATACCGAGTCAAAGGCTTTCAGCGAGGTTAAACAGGAATGGCTTTGGCGTGACTGTGAATGGAACAAGTACATGTCCATCAACATCTGCAAGCAGCTTGGCAATTGCGGAACGCTGTTTTGGTATGACAAGTCAACAAACAAATACGGCATAACAAACTATTCTTATGAGGATGGCTACCAAATTGTTCCCAATTACGACGAGTACGGAATAGAAATAGCACGTTCGTTGGTTTACGAGGTTGACGGAAACGTTGTTATAGACACTTACGACGCAAAGAATCACTATCACGTCACAAAAGGCACTAATAGCAATTGGGAAATTGAAGTTGAACGTCACGGATTCTCACGCTGCCCATTGTTGCATAAGCGTGGTAAGGTGGCTTGGGAGTATGCCGAATCGTCGTGCGAAATGTGGGAACTGATGGCAAACATACAAGCCATAGCACTAAAGCGTTTCGGAACGTTTGCTCTTGTGTTTACTGGCGATATGGACACGGATTCGTTCAAGCGTGATTCATCCACGCTTATCATCAACCTATCAAGCGACATATCAAACGGAAAACAAGACGCAAAGGTGCTTGAGTTCCCAGAGCCACAAACGATGGATGGCTACCTGAAAACGCTTGAAGAAAAGATTTCGCTTTTCAGTTCCACGTCGTTCATCACGCCAAAAGACATAACAACGTCTAATAGCGGTGGTAATGGTATTGCACTTGCAATGTCAAACGACTATGCACTTGCCACACAATCCGCAATCGACTGGCAACGATTCATGAACGATATGGTGTATCTACACCAAGAGGGTCTTGACCTTGAACTCAACAATGGTACTGCAAAATACGCAAAGTTGAAGATTGGTGCAAAGATTATTCCTTGGTCGCTTGAAACCAACAACACGAAGATTCTTAATCTACAGATGGAATCGCAGTGGTTGTCTACACGTACAATCATTGAACGTTCACCAGACCGTGCGCCAGACGAGGAACAGCGCATCATTGCAGAACGCGGTTCGCTTATTCCAGCAAGCCAAAGCGCAAGCGTAAGTCAGGAAAAAGCTGCAAACATTGTTCGCAACAACAGTAACGAGATAATAGACAATCGAGCCAAGACGGGCTTGGAGGCATAGGAGGTGATATGATAGAAGGTGTTGACATTTACACATTGATAAGCACTATGCTGACGATTGTGTGCGGCGGTGGGTGGTTTGTTAATTGGCGAGCCAAGAAACGTAAGGAAAGTGCGGAAGCCCGTCAGTCCGAGCTTAATGCCACCATCACCGAGCAAGACATGTATCAGGAAATGCTAAAGGACGTTGAAGACCACAACGAACGTCTACGTCGTTTCAATACAGAGATAAGCGTAGAATGCGAACAGCTACGAAAGCGCGTATCTGAAAACGAAAACAAGTTACGCGAACAAGACGATAAAATACGTGAGCAAGAAAAGAAACTCCGCACACAGGAAAGCAAGATAGAGTCGCTTGAGCATAGGCTTGAACTTGTTACGGAAATGATGTGTGGAAAATCAAACTGCATGCAAAGGACAAAGGTTTTCCTTAGTCCAATTGATGACGATAGCTTTACGACAAGAAAAGACAAGTAAATATGGAATTAATGCTTAAAAGAATTGCACGGAAACCAACATACACAATAGGCAAGATGTATATCAACAATTTATACGTGTGTGACGTTCTGGAAGATTATGACCGTATCTATTTTGGAGGTTCAAAGGTTGCAGGAAAAACCGCCATACCATGTGGTCGATACGAAGTTGTTTTAAATAACTATTCTCCTAAGTTTGGCAACAAAGAACCTTATAAGTCGCTTTGTGGTGGTTGTGTGCCATTGATAGCAAACGTTCCTAATTTCAGTGGTGTAAGGATTCATATTGGAAACTCTGAGCGTGACACCGACGGCTGTCCCTTGGTTGGCAAAAACACCGTAGTAGGTCGTTTAACTGATTCAAAAGCAACATTTACAATGCTTATGAATAAGTATCTTTCACCAGCAAGAAAAAGAAACGAAAAAGTTTACATAACAATAAAATAACAGCGTATGACTGACATGGAAAAAGACAAGATTATCAAGGATTGCATGGAAAAGGCAATGTACAACGGTTGTGGCGTTCCGACATGTCTTTCAGTCGTTCTGTTTATTGTTGTCGTGTTCTTTTCCTCATGCGCCACACGTACCAAAATAGAGTATAAAGACCGTGATGTAAACCACTACATAACGAATACCGTGCATGATACCGTAAGGATACACGACAAGGATAGTGTCGCACACACAATAAGGATTGTTGGCGATACTGTCTACGATACAAAGTATGTTGAAAAGACTCGCTGGCGTGACAGAATTGTAGAGAAACATGACACATGCTGGCGTGATAGCGTTGTCACAGAATACCAAGAGAAAGAAAAAGAAATTATTAAAATTCCTAAAATCTTTTGGGGTTCTTTTGTGTTTTCGATTATAATAATTATCTTTGCATTCATAAAGTTGACAAGATGGCTTCGGTTGATTTAGAATATAATCAGGGTTTTAAGATATACAATGCTAATGGCACTCGATTTAACAATCTTGTGTTGCATAAAGCTACGTATGAAACCGTAGTGATGTCATTGGGCGACAAGATAAGTGGTATTGTTTATTACAAGAACAATAAGCTTGTTGTTAATATGACTGAGTACATAATGTACAAGAATGTTAAGTATGTGCTTGTCAACCCGCCTACCGTCATTAAAGAAGGTCTTGTTTCAGACAATGGAGAGTTGAAAGGAATGACGAAGTATTCGTTCACTTTCTATCATCCTATGTACATGCTTTCCAATTTCCCGTTTAGCGATGTGGCGGTAAACGATAGTCAGAAACAATACCTTTCACAGAACAAGACTTTCAGTTGGATTGGAAACCTTGTTGATTACAAAGATAAGCTCAACAAGAACCTTGAAGGAACACAATGGAAGGTTTCAATAGGAACGAATGTCACCGACACAGAGAAAAACAAGCTAAGTGAGGTTCTTTCGTTTGATAATAACACAATCGCTGATGCCTTAAAGACTGCGTATGAAACGTGGGAGATACCTTACATTGTAGACAAGGTAGAAGCGGGAACGCAAGATTATTTAAACGGAAAACTATTTGTTGTACAATTTGGACTTCCGTCAAACGAGATATACAAAAAAGACAAAAACGGAAACTTTATACTTGATGACAATAATCAAAAGATACCGTTTGTATTCAAGTATGGTCAGGGTGTTGGATTGAAGAATAATTCACGCACACCAAAGAACAATAAGATTGTTACACGTATTGCTGGATATGGTAGCGAGGATAACATTCCTTACGGCTATCCGCAGATTGTGTGGACAGGTGAGTCATCTTGGAACTATACCATAAACAATGCAAGCGGAATGCAAACTATTACCGTTGGCGGTAGGACAATACAAGCAATGTCTTATCCAATCTACGACGGTATTGTTGGTGGTCAAAAGGTACGGCTCATTAAGCACCCGTTTACGCGCACACACCTGATGCCGCCTATATACAGCGAAACGGTCAACAATAAAGTTAATCCTAATGCGACTGGCTACAACCCAAACATTGAGCTTGTTGATTATTACGATGCCAACGACAACACATATCCAAATCAGATAAAAGCTGGAGAGCAATCCTACGAGATTCATGAGTTTGAGGACATTAAGCCTGAATTTGACTCTTCAGACATTCATTCTGGCATTTATAGTGCAACACCTTATGATGGCCATTCGGATGAGTCAATATCACAAGATAAGTTCCTTTCTATTATTGATGCTATATACACAGAAACTGATATAAACGCTGAAAAGGCGCAGTTGAATGCGCTAAGAACAGGGTTTGTAAGGAATACAACAAAAAGCGGTAAAGGCACAAGTGGTAACTACGAATACGATTGGTGGTGGAAAGAAGATGTCTTATCTTACAAGAAAGTGAAATATGCGTCAAGTGGTGCAAACTTTGAATATGTTGTAAATGTTGGTCTGACACCCGCAACGATTGATTGGGATGACACAATGGACGAACAAGGCAACTATGTTCAGAGTTATTTCAAAGTAACCATCCCTTCATTAGGATTTGACTTATACGCAAGTGCAGCCATTACACAAGAGATGACTATCAATATGCGTAGTGGTGCTTGTATTGGTTGTTCATTCCCCGTAATGGTTGATTGGGATGACTACAAGCGTAATTTCTACGACAAGGACGGTAACTTTGCGCCAACTGGAACGCAACGTAACTTAACAAAATATCCTAATAGTACCAATGCCTCTATAACTCTAATTCTTCAAAAGGAAACAAATACGTTTGGCACTTTGATGCCTAACATATACCAAAAGCCTGCAAGCGGTGATAAGTTCGTTATTCTTGGAATTTCATTACCAACATCATACATTACAACAGCAGAGGGGAAACTTGAAACGGAAATGAAAAAGTACATGCGTGATAATAACGTGTACTACTATGAATATCCGTTGAAATTTGACGAACACTTCCTTATCAGCAATGAGCATATTCTGTCACAAATGAAGCCAAACGTAATTGTGAACTTTGAATATGCCGACGTAGAGCAGTCGTTGTATATAAAGCAAATGTCCATAAAGTACAACGAAAGCCCATTGCCAAAATACGACATAACGCTTACGGATGATGTTGACGTTGTACTTAACAAGATTGGAGAGGCGATTGCCGAATATAGAGGTCAACGTCAATACGAAAATGGTGGTGGTAGTTCCGAAACATTAGATGGCAACAAGTTCCTTAGAAAGGACATTAACGATACTGCAAGCGGCACAATAAGGATGCTGAAAGGCTTGCAAGTTGGTGAACGCTTTGTTACTGGTCTACTTGGAGAAGGTGGCATATTCCGTAAGGATGACGATGGTACTACATACCTTGAATGTGATAGGATGTATGTACGCATGAAAGCCTACTTTGACACTGTTGAGGTGCGTCGGTTCTTGCATAGTGGAGGTAACAGGATTGCATCTGCGGCTGGCATAAAATGTTCCCGCGTGGAATATATAGCATCTAATGGTTTAGCAACACAAAACGTTAGCAAAGCTGTTAAGTTCCGTTGCTATTTCCGTGCGCAAGATAATGGTGTAAGCATAACCAACGACTTTGTTGCAGGCGACCAAGCTTATTGCAAGGAAACCAATGCAAATCTTGGTCAGCATGGCTATTGGAGATTGGTTATTGCAAAATCATCCAATCCAATAAACGGTGAGCATTGGATTGACTTGTCGGCTTCAGATTGTTTAAGTGGTTCTGACATACCTATTGCGCAAGATGACATCATACAACTTGGTAATAGGACAGACAAGACACGTCAGGGTGCTATTGTAGAATATGTTAGTGGCGAAGATGCGCCGTCTTACCAGATATACCAAGGTATTAACACATATTCTCTCGACAACAAGAATTACATTGGTCTTGGATATTCTTCTGAAACAAACAGGGCGTACATGAACGTCTATGGTGATATGTTCGTTGGTGCAAAACCAGATGCTATTACTGGCAAATCACCAACTTACATCAAGTACGTTCAAGATGACGGAACGGAACAACACAATCCAAAGCTAACAATTAAGGGTATTGTTGAAATGCTTTCTCCTGACGACCCAGAAGAAACAACAACACTTGATGATTTTGCAAAAGCTATTACAGGCGACATAGAGTACCTGCAACAGCAAATAGATGGCGAGATTGACACATGGTTCTATGATGGTGTACCAACACTTAACAATTATCCAGCAATCGACTGGACTACGGATAACTTAAAGAAAGAGCATCTTGGCGATTTGTATTACGACAAGTTAAATGGTAATGCCTATCGCTTTATATACGATAAAGACAGCGAAACATATTCTTGGTTACTATTGAGCGATAGTGCTATCTTGGAGGCACTTAGAATCGCAAATGAAGCAAAAGACACAGCTGACAACAAGCGTAGGGTGTTTCTTACTGATGCACAGCACCCGCATCCAACACCGCCTTATGATGAAGGAGACCTTTGGGTAAATGCTGTATGGCCGTCAAGCGGCGAGCATCAAGGAGAAACGTACAACGACGAAATACTTAAATGTATAAAGCCTGTACCAAGAGAAGAAGGTGGAAGTGATGTAACCGAATTCAGTATTGGTGACTGGTCTGCTGCCAATGGGTACAAAACGGCATTATCTGACTTTATCAATAACACATACACATCTTTTGTTACAAACATTCAAACACAAGTAGACCGAAAGGCTCAGACGTGGTATCTTAGTTTTGACCCATCATATTCTTGGGCTGGCAATGAAAAACAACATGTAGGAGACCTTTGGTACTGTACCGACGATATAGAAAATACTGATTATAAAAAGAACACCACATGGATATATCAAGAAACAATTAACCCCGAAACTGGAATAACAACTTATTATTGGGCAAAAGCATCAGTCCCTGATGAGGTGTTCGACAAGATTGACCGCAAGGCTGCAATATACGTAGAATGGAATGCATGGCTTGATTATGACGAAGAAACAGAAAGGGTTATTGCAAACAACCTACAAGTTCGAGACTTACTTATACCAGCACAAGATATTCAAGTAAACGGTGTAGTTTACAAGCAAAACAAAGTATATAGGTGTACTAATAGGAACACGCAGAATCCTGTCTTTGAAGAAATATCTTACACCGACAATTCTGCTTTCAATGGATATATCAACGCCATCCTTAACGGCACGGGTTCAAGCGGTGATGCAGCAACGGTAGCAGCAGCACAAAAAGCCATTAAGGATGCTCTTGGTGGCGGTACTACTGTTGATGGAGGACTGTTACTTACATCTTTGATTGCCATGCGTAAGTACAAGGGTAGTGGCAGCACGACGGACATTGCGAACTACACCACATGGGCTGGTATTAGCGGCTTGCGCAAAGACACCGAAACAGGCTCTGGATGGAAAGGATACGGCATAGCCGCTTGGTACGGTGGTGCAATGGTAGACCATGAGGTATCAACAACCGCCACCGACTATGCTAAATCTTTGTTCCGTTTCGACGGCTCTGGCTACCTTGCAGGCGGCAACATACGGTGGACATCGGACGGAAAGGTCTATCTGTCGAATCTGTACACGGGAAACAACAACCCGATAAGCAACCTCTTCTTCGATGCCTTTGCCATCGGTCTTGACGGAACGGTATCATATATCAACCCGCAGTTCACGTTCAATCGCATGGAGATTGTGCGCAGGACTGGCGTTGGCGACACGATTACCAATTCTTCCGTACTGAACTACGGTGAGATGAAGGCAAGGTTCGTGCCTTTGGATTTCTTCAATGCCCTGTTCTCGGCTTTCTCCGTAGCAAACCCGACAAGTTCTTCTACTCCTATAGACCCGTCTACGTGGACGGCATCTACGGTTATCAACAATCTAAAGATAAAGGTTGGTACTTGGACTGAACAATACCTTTCTGCATTGGGGAACAATCCAAATGCATCTGGTGGCGGTGGTATATCTGACCTTAGTGCCGTTCTGAACGAATTGAACTCAAAGGATGATTTGAGTACTGGTGTTCTCGTTCGAAATGGCCTTAACAATTGGAGTTGGATGCCGTACAACACAGGTACAAGCGGCATTGACGTGAATGCCATGTGGGTTGCTCTTGGAGGAACAAGCAGCAATCAAAAGATAGACAACTCGCACTTGTCACTCAAGAGCCTTACCTTCAAGGCTGGGGCATCTGACACAAGCGGAGTTGCGTACTCTCCTACTGACGATGCGGATAAGACAATTACGTTCGATGCGGCAGCTAATAGCGGAATAAGCGTCACAAAAGATAACAACGGCACATTTACCATCGGGTACACGATGCCAGACGTGACTCTTGGCCAAATAACCGACACAGACACAACATACACACGGTTTGTCGTAGATGCAAAAGGAAGGATTGTAAAAGCTGACAAGCCAACAACGCTTGCAAAGTACGGTATCACCGATGCTGTTGGAAGCGCGACAAAATGGTGGGGACAGTCCATTCAGACAGTAAACAACGAGAAAGTTGTCAAAGGCAATATGACTGATGTTGGGACTATTTCTGCAAGTGATGACATCACTATAACAAAAACTGGGAACAATATAGCCGTAAAGCTCATTGGAGACTCTTATGGTTTTGGTCTGCATCTTGGTAGTGGGGGTACAAACAGAGGTATATACGACTTTACTTCTGGTATCAACAAGTGGCTTTTGTACTTTAACGCAAGCAACACCATATTAAATTATGGGAACGTAGGAATAGGAACAAGCGAACCTGCCTGCAAGCTACACGTATCTGGCACGGGTTGTGTTACAGGTGGTCTTATTGTCGGTGCATATACACAACAGAACCACATGTTATATGTAGCAGGGTCTGGTCTTATAAAGAACAACTTAACAATAAGTAATCCAGACAACACTACGACTGGTGCATTCATTAAGATTGGTGGCTTGTTTCTTGTGTATGACCAAGCCAACAATGCAATCAAAGTTTCTGGAAGCTCCAATCTTAGCGAAAACACCACAGCCAACCTCTATGCTACAGGAGCCGTAAGCGCTTTAGGTTCTCAAAGTAGTGGTGGGCAAGACACTTTTAATGCCGACTTGATGTGGCAAGAGCTTAGTGGTAGTCCGTCAAACAAAGTAATAAGCAACACACATCTTAGCCTTGGTTCTCTGACCATCCAAAGTGGAAACAATTCGCAAACGTGGACTCCCACATCTGGTAGTGCGACAATCACCGTAAACTCTGGCCTTGATACTACTGCTGGCGATGCAAGATACCTCAAGCTTGACGGTTCGAACACCATGACTGGCGTGCTGAACGTGAAGGCAGGTCAGTACAATGACGGCTATAGCGGTGGCGCGCTCAACATGAACAACTCGAACATATTCAATGTCAACGGAATCTTCACGTCGGATGCGGCAAATAGCCCGTCGGAAGGGTACAATTTCTACCGAGACGCATCGCACGTCGATTCGTTCTGGATATACAATGGGGAAATTCATTTCACGCCAAACAGGGAACTCGGAACCGACGGGACGAGCTACACCGTCTTACACACCAACAACGTCCCGAAGTACGCAGCCGGTTTGTCTGTGTACGCTGGTACTGAAATCACAAGCGGAGGGAGCTTCGACAACGTTCTTAATGCTGGAACGTATTACGTCCAAAATGGCACGATCTACGATTCCCTGGGCGGTTCTAAGCCGTCTACCGATGGAAACCAACGCTTGTGGCACATTGTAAACACAGGAACAGATGGCGACCTGACATACCAGTGGTCAACACAAGTACTTCTTTCTCCAAACTCGGCACGATGGTTCACAAGAAGCCATGATCAAAACTCTTTTGGCGCATGGAAAGAGTTTGCGTTTACTGATAGCACTGTCTCGAAAGCCAAGCAACTCGACGATACGGTGACACGCAAGTTCTGGGGTCAGACTTACTGGCAGAACGGGAAACCTGTAAGTTCAGATGTCACTGGAGCACTAAGCGGAAGCGGAGACATCACAATAACAAAGACTGCGAACAACATAGCCGTAAAGCTTGTAGGAGGCTCTTATCAATTTGGGCTGCATCTTGGTGGTGGTGGAACAAACAGAGGGTTGTTCGATTTTACTTCTGGCATCAATAATTGGCTTCTGTACTTCAACGCGAGCAATACCATATTGAATTATGGGAACGTAGGCATAGGGACGGACTCTCCATCCGGCAAGCTGCATGTTCTTGGCAACGCACCAGACGGCAATTCGCCCATTTGCAGAATCGTGGACAACGGCACTTTTAGGGAGGCGAGAATGATATGGGCTCTGAGGCCGAATATGACCGCAGGGCAGTTGGGTGAGATTTCAGTTGGAAAGGCGCAAGGCCGCTATAACCTCGGACAGCTTGCATACAAGCATGTGGCCGACAGCTCCGCAAACAACTTCATATCGCTCGGCATATACGGCATAGGTGCAGGTTTGGCAGTATATGGGAATAGTACAGTATATATTGGCGGGGCACCAGACACAGCTCCGACGCATAGGCTGTATGTCAACGGAAGCACATACACGACGTTGGTTGACTTCGGAAACGGCATAACGCTGCAGAAGGTTACGGAGAACGGTGTGACGAGCCTGAAGTGTACGGGGAACTTCTATGCGACAGGCGCCGTGTCGGCACTCGGGAGCAACACTGGCGGCAGCGGCGGCGGTGTCGTAGACCTTCACAAGCCACTTAGCAGCATATATGAACAAATCCAAGAAGACCCGACAAGCAACAACTCCATCCTTGTCTATAGTGGCGGACGGTGGGGGTATAGCGTTCTGAATTTGTCTTCATACCTTACATCGTCAAGTATAAAGTCGCTTACCATACAAGGGAACGGCACAAGCGCCGTGACGTTCAATCCCGCCGGGGCGACCTCGCCTACGCTGAACATCAAAGGAGGCGACGGAGTGACGGTCACGGCAAGTTCAAACACCATCACGATAAATGGCAGCGGCAACTTCAAAAGCCTCACCTTCAAGGCTGGCAGTAGCGATGTGCTTAGCTACACGCCGTCAGATGCAAAGACGCTGACGTTTGCAAAAGACGGCGACTTGTCTATAAACTCTGCAAACAACACCATCACATATTCCTACACCCTGCCAACGGCGACAAGCTCTGCTAAAGGCGGTGTGAAGATTGGCGGCAACCTTTCCATGAATGGCGAAGTGCTAAGCGTTGGCAGCAATGTAGCGCTCCTTGGTACGGCACAGACTTTCACCGCAAATCACAAATTCAACGACCAGTGTTGGACGCTTCAGGGTGTTGAGACAAACGGCAAAGACATCATACGCAACATACAAAGCAACTTCAACGAAACAAAGTTGTATGAGACAAACGGCTCGACGTTGGCTTATGACACTGCCATAACGAATGCCATAGAGTTCATGTGGTACGACCATTACTGGAGGATAGGAAACGTAAGGAAAGACACGGATACGTATGGTTTCTCCATTGCGCACAAGGAGGGCAACGGGAATCTCTACGATGTGTTCCGCATAACAAAAGATGGCGGATTCCAGTCGATGGGCAGCTCCTATAATGCGGGTTCGCTGAAGGTGTCTGGCCATGTCGCAATCAACAACCCTATAGAAGATGATTACAATCTATATGTAGACGGCAATGTCCGTGCGACGCAAGTCTCATGGTTCCCATCATTGGAGCTTTCAGACACAACACCATATATTGATTTCCATGTAGGGAAATCTACCGCCGACTACACACCACGTATCATCGCAAGGTCAGAAACGGTCAGCGACAATACTGTGTACTACCTCTCATTGGTATCAAAGAACGGTGCCAACACAACAGAACAATGGACAGGTCTTAGAGTTGGTGAAGGTTATGCGAACAGCTATATACAGATTGGCGGTGCGAAGCTCATCTGGGATGGCTCTGCTTTGAAGTGCGACAAGGACTTCTACTCCACTGGTGCTGTAAGTGCCTTGGGGAGCAATACAAGCAGCGGTGGCGGTGGAATATCGGATATTTCGGTTTCCGCAAGTCTTAGTGGAACGCGTTTGACCATTAACGTAAGTGGGCAAACTGGCTCCGTAGACCTTAGTTCTATTAGCGGCACAAGCGGCGACTACATTCCTTTGTCGGGTTCTGATGCGATTACAGGCGACTTGAAACCTGCATCTGGATATGACGAATTAGACCTTGGAAATAGTGCAAACAAATGGCGGCAGATTCATGGCAAAGAGTTTGTAGGAGAAACAGTTTCCCTGCTTGAAAACAAAATTGAATTAAACTTTAGGGCGACACAGCATGACAATTTCGGTTGTAAGGTTGGATATAGGACTTATGGTGACGAAGCACTTGTTTTTGCAAACAAAAATGCGTCAACAAGCTTTATTTTCTATACTGGTAGCGAACTTATAACAGACGAAAACAATACATACAGCGGAGGCAGTTATGGGACACCTGCTTTGCAAATAAAAGAAAACAGCGTCTACATAAATAGACCAATTATAAACGGTGTATCTCCTTCTTATGAACTATACGTTAATGGAAGAAGTTATGCAGATGAAGTTTGGATTGGAAATTATCAGGACAATCGTGATGTATATTTAAAAAGATATAATACACAAGGAGGAGGTATCTTAGACATCATGGCACCTCAAGGCGCAAGGCTTAATGCAACCACAACTGTTACCTCTGATATGAGGTTGAAAAATATCGTTTCGTTTGTCGACAATCTTACTGTTGAAGGTGTTGCCATGGCTCCAATATTTAACTTTAAATGGAAGGATAGGCCAAAAGGATTTACCAGTGTTGGTACATCTGCGCAATATTGGCAAAGCACATTACCAAATGTTGTAATAGATTTGGACAATATACTTTCACTCGACTACGGTGCAACAGCCCTTGCCTCTGCGGTCATCACCGCCCGCAAGGTTGTAAACCACGAACTGCGAATCAAGCAGCTTGAGCAAGAGAACGAAATACTTAGAAAGAAAATAGAAGAACTAAAAGCAGCATAGGATTATGAGTTACGCAAACGGAAGAATTTACGTCGACACGTCGACAGACCCTGATACTGGTGTCAGCATCTACGACGTTCAGCGTGCGCTGTCTACGAGTAGAAAGGACTTGGGCGAGCTGTGTACGCACGACAATATCAATATGTGGGCAAGGTACAAGCCTGAGACACCTGTAACTGGGCTTGTGACGTATGGCGTTCAACCAATTACGCTTCAGCAGCGCACTTTAAACAGTTATAGTATCCAAGCATTACAAAATCAACAATACGGCAATCTATCATCGCTTGTTTCTGATTTGCGTAATGGGAATGCAAGGAATCCATTCACGTATATTAAACCAACAGGAGGGGCAAGTTCTCCTTACAGATTGACGGATTTTGAAAACTATTGGCATGGTGCTCCGTGCCCAATTACTTTTCCGTACAATCCGACAGACAAACTTGCCGTTACAAACACTGGTGCTTTGCAGTTGTATTACTATGTCAGCGAGCAGGGTTCTGCATACGGATTAGGACTGGCTGATTTGAGATTACAAAACGATTCAGAAGACCTGTCAACTAAATACTTTGGCATTCTTATTTATAATGCAAATAATTATTATGCAGGCACGCAAAGCTCCCCAATGGGGCGCGGTAGTGCGGAAGGGCTTGATGTAACGTTGACAGGAGTATCACAAACGCCTGCAAAATACACAATTGTTCCATTCTTTGCTACACGACCAATAGCAAATCAGAGTTCTTCTTTTGTGGGTTCAATATACCCAATGATATTTGCAAAAGGCGAGATACAAACAGCATCTGAGGCTCAGTACATACTTATCTCTACATGGGGATTCGTATGGGATAACGATATGCAAACCATCCATTTCAAATATTCGGTTGTCAACCGCACAAGCGGGGCGTACACCTTCAATACAGAAACGTATGGTGCAAGCACATCGTACATTGAAGTGGGCTATCAAGGTCAGGCATTATATCAGCGTTGGCCAGTTCGGATTAACGTATCAGTCCCAGCAGGTGGAACGGTAGAGAATACGGTTGACATCGCGTCGAATCTGTACGCAGCACAAGCAGATATGATTCGCAATGGTGACTCAAAGGTCTATATCCGTGCGGCTCAGTTTAACGGACAATACACATACAACGATATCATTCAAATATGGGAACCAGAATAACAACTTTTTAAACAAGTGCAATTATGAAAGGTATAATTAGTTTTATCATGCTTTGCTGCTACGCATTGGGTAGCATTGGCGGTTTTGGCTATTCGTTATACAACAAGAACTACGTGATAGCCGCCGCAGTTGCAGTACTTGCCTATATGGCTTGGCCACAGGCAAAGGAATATTACAGAAAAGGTCTTGAACCAAATGAATAGGCAATTCACATAATATTAACAACTTTAATTTTTACAACTATGGGTACATTTACAATTACAAGTTCAATATTGAACAACGGTTACGATTTCAAGAACGAAAGTGTAGTGGTGCAGGGAACTTATTCTAAGGATGCAACAACTGACACATTACAGAATGTTTCTGGACAAGTCCACGAGCTTGCAGTAGGTGGCAGTGGTGCGTACATCGGCAATTTCAGCGGCTATATGCGCGATGGCGAGATGAAATATGCCATATCGGAAATGTCTCGCAAGGATGCAAATAAGGTATGGGATGCTATCGACGAAATCGAGCTGAACATCATTGGTTCTAACAACGGAGAGGAGTAAGCACTATGGAGAAGCAGACCATCAAGACTGAGAAGGTGCTTAATGCATATCGCGTGCTTTCAACTGCAAAGTACTCCAAGATGGCTGACGAGGATAAAATCAAGGTGTGGCGGATAGCTCGCACCTTGAAACCCGTCGCCGACAAGTTTGACGATGATTCAAAGGATGCGGCTGAGAAATTCAAGCCATCCGAGGACTTTGATGAAAAGCTGCAAAAGGCTCAGGAGTACGAGCGCACCATTAGGAACACCGAAAAGGATTCCGAAGAGCGTGCGGTAGAGTACGGAAAGTTCGTGGGCGAGTTCAACGCCTATCAAAAGCTGGTGAACGATGCCGTCAAGGAGTTTGCCAACAAAGAGGTCGAGGTAGAGTTTGAAAAGCTTTCCGAAGACGCTTTTGGCAAGCTGATGGCATCTAATGAGTGGACGATGGAGCAGACGATGGAAATCGGAATGCTCATTGTGTAAAGTAAAGACAACGTAACAATATCATAGGCATGAATGAACAGGTTTCAAAAAGGATATATAAAGGCACAGAACTAAAATTTTTCCTTGATATACAATGTGCTGGGTTTTCTATGGCAGAGGACGATTTTAAAGTCATCGTAAAAGGTAAGGAGCGTGTCGAAATCGAAAAGAAAGACATGGCCTTGACGGGCGAAGGAAAATATCTTTTCACGGTAGACACTGGCATTCTTGGCTCTGGTGAATATTGGCTTACGGTCATTGCATATGTTCCCGACGAGGACTTTGATGACGGAATACGAACAGAAGTTCAAAAGATACAACTATGCAAGGTGACATTATAACACAGGGTGGTTATTGTGGCATAAGTGGTTGCACCACTGTTACCGTTTCCCACGTAGGGGGCGGTAACATGGTTGCATCCGTCGAAAAGATTAGCGACTCTGCGGATGTTACGATAACGCCAAAGGACAATATGGGGCTTGACGTATCGTTTGGTCTTGTCTGTAAGCCAACACAAGGTGCTTGGGAATATCTCTATGTGAACGAAGGTGAGCTATTGCTTATCGACGGTGAACAAGTTATGGTTTTGCGTAAACCGAAAAACATATAAGATTATGGCATATCACTTACCAAAATACGGCGACCAAGTTAAAGATGATTTGGATGCGGTTGAAAACAAAACCATATATCCAGACGCTTCAAAACATGAAAAAGGTCTTATGACGGAGGAGCATGTTCAGAAACTTGATGACTTGCAAAGCGAAGTTGAAGACAACAACGAAACGCTTACCGAATATGAGATTATGATGATTTGCATGTGATTAATCAATTCAATTATTAACAATTAAAATTTCAACTATTATGGCAGTACTAACAGATGACAAGAAGCTTAACGGTAGAGGGTTGAGGGTTTTGTGGAATCTCATCAAAGGCATTATCCCAAGCAATACAAGCGACTTGACAAACGACTCTAATTTTGTAGCGGATGCGTCATACGTACACACCGACAACAACTACACGACGGAGGAAAAGACAAAGCTTGGTGGCATTGGTGCCGGAGCACAAGCGAACGTCATTGAGACTATAAAAGTAAACAATGTCGATGTTACGGTCACAAACAAAAGTGTGAACATTCCTGTTCCAACAGACAACGCTTCTTTGGCTAATGGTGCAGGATACCAAACCGCAACCGACGTGAACAATGCGATTGATTCGAAGATGCAGGCTTACATCAAGCCGAAGGGTTCGCTTTTGTTTGCAAATCTTCCGACTCCGTCATCTTCGAATCTTGGATGGATGTGGAACATGTCGGACGCTTTCACAATCGACAATAGGTTTGTTGAATATGAGTCTGGTGTTACAAATACATATCCAAAAGGAACTAACGTTTATGTTGTAGAGGCAACTCCAGCTGTGGATGAAACGCCTGCAACGTATCTTTTCGATGTCTATTCTGGCCTTATTGACCTTAGTGGCTATGCTACTCAGGAAGATGTCGAAACACTCTCTCAAGCCGAAATTGAGTCTATATGTTCGTAACCGTTTGCGGTTACTGTATATAACAAAAAATATTTTTGATTATGCCAGTACAAACGAACGATAAAAAACTTGACGGAGCAGGTCTTAGCTTGGTGTGGGCGCGAATGAAAGCGTTCGCATCAAGCATCTTTGTGGGATATTTGAATCCGTCTGATGGCAAGTTTTACGAAACAAGAGAGCCGATTATTGTAGAGGAAGAAATAACAGGATATACGTACAGTGGAGAAATAGCTGGCAAGTCAAAAGCCATCTATATTGAGCTTTCTACAGAAAGAGTGTATAGATACATCGACAATAGTTATAGTGAGATTGGTCGGTGGTATGACCTTGCTGCTCCGTCTGTGGAAGGACAGGGTGGAAGCAACGGATTAATGTCTGCTGTTGACAAAGAAAAGTTAAACAACCTGCCTGCATGGTCGCTGGCGGAGAACAAGCCGAGCTACGGATATTCAGAAATAGGATATGATGTCGCTACCGCTGCCGACAACGAGAACACGGCGGGCATCGTCACCATCGACGGCACGAAACCACTGACGGTGCTTACGCTGACTGGCGATGTATCGTCGTTAGACCTCGCATCCGGGAAGACTCCAGAGGCAGGCCATTCGGCGCACGTCATCATGTATTCTGCAAGCGCGTGCAACGTGTCGATAGCGCATGACGCGACGGTGCGTGTATGCCCGAAGGGAAGCGAGGGCATGTCAATCTTCATTGTCGCAGGGGGATATGCCGAGGTGGACTTCCTCAACGCTGGCGGCAAGATTTTCGTAAGGGGTGTGTAACGTTTAAAGAAGGAGAATAGTCATGGAGACATATATCAGGAAGAGCATAGCGGGGTACTTCGCACAGTTCCCCGAAGAGATAGATCCTACCTATTGGCAGGGTTGGATAGGAACGACCTACGAGGACTTTGAGCGCGACATGTGGATTCACTTGTCTGCCGAGCAGGTGGCGTTCTATCATGAACATCCGTATGCAACTATCAAGGAGATAATCGCCATGTCGCTTGAGCCGGAGACGCTTGAAGAGGCGAAGGCGAGGAAGATAGATGAGATAAAGGAATACGACTTGTCCGATGCGGTGGACAGCTTCGACGTGACGGTTGGCGGGATGACCATGTCGCACTGGCTGACACCCGACGAGCGTGCGAACTACAAGAACTCTGTGGACTCTGCAGAGATTGTAGGACGCGAGGAGGTGCATCCGATGTTCAACGGTGTAACGCTGACCATCCCGACAAAGACGGCGAAGCTGTACCTTGCGCAGATCCAGCTCTATGCCGACGGCTGCTGGATGGTGACGGAAGGGCACAAGGCGGCGGTGAATGCGCTTGAGAGCATAGAGGCCGTGGATGCCTACGACTTCCGCACAGGCTATCCCGAAAGGCTCTCGTTCACACTCTAATGAAAGGAGGACGCTATGAACGAGAGAAGAAGGATATTGGATGATGGCAGCGGTGGAAATGTTGTAACTTTGCGTGTGACCACCACCGACGGCTCGACGAACGTCGGCATAGAGATGGTGGTGACAAACGGCAATAGGGTCTATCCCGTTACCACCGACTCGCAAGGAAAAGTGGAGATGACGGGGCTTTCCGGCGGTTGCACCATCGACTGCGAGACGCACGAGATAAGCGTGTACGAGTTCATCGCCACGGGCACGATGACGGTGGACATATCGGCATACGTCAACTCTTTCCCCGTAGGTGAGACAAGGTCGTTCAACTACACTGGTGCTGTGAGTGAGGTGCAGCTGATTCCCGGGTCGTACAAGCTACAGGTATGGGGAGCGCAGGGAGGAGCTTACTCGTCGTACACTGGCGGCAAGGGCGGCTATTCGGAAGGAGTACTCACGCTTTTGCAGGCCTTGAAGGTATATGTCTTCGTTGGCGGTCAGGGCGGTCGCTCCGGCAACGGAGGATGGAACGGTGGCGGCGGCACAAGCGGCAGCGCATCGTATTCAAGCGGAGGCACAAGTGGCAGCTCCTACATGGCTTGCGGCGGCGGAGGTACTGACATAGCACTTGTTACATCAAGCATGGCGTACTCCTCGTACAGGACGAACAGAAGTTCGGAGTCGTTGTTGTCACGAATCATCGTGGCTGGAGGCGGAAGTGGTGGTGCATACACGACAAGGAGCGTAACGACGAGCAGCACTTCTTGGGAAACTCTTGGCACTTATAGCATCATAGGTCATTGGATTAATGCTGCTGGTACACACACATTTGCATCAAATAGTCCCAAGAATTTGTTGGTTGCTGGTAATACGTATCGCATTTCATGGAATATCCCAAGTGTCATTCAAATAACGGTGGCTGGTGTCGGTGATTGGTCGGTAAGTGGAACGTCAAGCACGCATTATTGTTCGACAAGCAGCACCGATACGATTTCAGTACGTTCCACAGACAATACATTGGAGAATGACCCGTCTTATTATTTGAAGGTTGAGAAACAAGTGACAACCTCCTCCACCTCCAATACCTCCGACTACGCCTACGGCTATGTCGGCGGCGGTACGGAAGGAGGATGCTATTCTTCGACTTATGCTGGAAAGCAGAATGCGGCTGGCACAAACGGTGCGTTCGGACTCGGCGCAAACCAGACTACCACCAACTACAGACACTGTGCTGCATGCGGCGGTGGTGGCTGGTACGGCGGTGGCGGTGGTCTATATTCAGACTCGTCCAAGACCTACGTCAAATACTCTGGCGGTGGCTCAGGCTTCGTGAACATCGCAGCGAATGCCTCGTATAGGCCAAGCGGATATACGGGGATAGAACTTGACAGTGGCACGACATACGCAGGCGGCACTTATTTCCCGAACACCACAAACACTGGCACTGAATACGGGCATTCTGGCAACGGCTATGCAAAGATAACAAGACTCGACCCGGCAACGATTGAGCCTCTGACGTTTGACATACTTGAAGACGGAACGATAGGCTGGAAGAACACGGGCGGCTCATACACGAGGACTATCGAGTACAGCAAGAACGGCGGCGCATGGACATCCATCACGTCGACGACATCGGGCGTTACGTTCGCCGTCTCCGAGGGTGATGTCGTGCGGTTCCGTGGAAACAACGCCTACTACAGTCAGGGTGCGTCGTACTACAACTGCTTCACGTCCACCTGCCGCTTCAATGTGAGAGGGAACGTCATGTCGTTGATAGACGTTGCATCGACAAGTCTGTCGACTTCATACACCCTTGGGCATCTGTTCTACAACAACACGAAGCTCGTGGATGCGTCGGGGATGATGCTCCCTGCGACGACGCTGTCTTCGTACTGCTACCAGTATATGTTCTACGGATGTACGGGCATGACCAAGGCTCCAGAGGTGTTGCCGGCAATGACATTGCAAACTTATTGCTACCAGTACATGTTCTATAACTGTACGTCGCTTACGGAGGCTCCAGAGCTCCCTGCACAGACGCTGACATCGTACTGCTACAACTACATGTTCTATAATTGCAGCTCACTCAACTACATCAAGGCTATGTTCACGACTACTCCGAGTACGTCGTACACAAATAGTTGGGTGTATGGTGTTGCGGCAAGCGGAACGTTCGTCAAGAGCACAAGCGCAACATGGACGACCACCGGCACAAGCGGCATCCCAAGCGGATGGACTGTAGAAACAAGCACTTAGGCGTATAACATTTGTGAAAAAAGACTTTAAGAAATAGGTGTAAACAAAATGGTTTGCACCTATTTTTTATGCAAAAAAATTGTTGGATTGTTTATTTTGCTAACGTAAATCGTTGTGTGATAATGCGTTAGCAAAAAGCAAATGGACTTAAAAAAGTTCTATTAGGATTTAGTTTGTGTTCATCGTAACTTTGCAACCGTAACGTTACAAAGTGAGTAATAACTAAAAGTTTAACAAATTAAATCTTACATAGGATATGGCAGAGATTTACCAGTTGCCAGACGGCAACAACAACAACGGAGGATTTGGTAACATACCATTCTCTATCCCTATCGGTGGCTTCGGTATGGGTGGCGGTCTTTTTGGCGGCAATTACGGCATGAATGGGATTGCTGACTTATTTGGACTTGCTATCATTGCTTCAATGTTCGGCTGGAACAATGGCGGATTTGGCAATGGAGGCTTTGGCGGAGGAAATGGAGCAGCGGGCTTTATTTCTAATCAACTCAACAATGATTCGTGGCATGAGCTTCTTATGAATGCCGTCACCAATCAGGGTGAAGCTTCCCGCACGGCCATTCAGACTCTAAGTACCATGCTTGGTCAGGATTTCAACCTTGTAAATGCAGGCATTCAGTCGGCTCAGAACACCCTGAATCAGATTTCCAACACGCTTGGTATGTCTACATTGCAGATGATTAACGCTGTACAGTCTGGTGATGCCGCTATTACAAGCACATTGCAGAACTGTTGCTGTCAGACGCAGAAGCAGATTATGGAACAGGGCTATCAATCGCAGATTGCCACCCTCAATCAAACCAATCAACTCGGCTCGCAGGCAGACCGCAACACAAATTCATTGCTGAATGCAATCAACGCACAAACCGTAGCTATGAACGACCAGTTCTGCGCAGCCCGTGAGCGTGACATGCAGGCAAAGATTGACACGCAGGCAGACATCATCACACAGCTTCGCGGTCAAATTGACAACGCAAACCAGACCGCACAGATTACTGGTTACGTTAATTCGCTGATTGCTCCATTGCAGGCAAAGGTTACGGAGATTGCAGACAAGCAACTTCCAACCGTACCCGTTCAATGGCCGCAGATTCAGGCCGTGAACACCACACCTTACATGGGTGGTTGGAATGGTTTCTATGGCAACGGCTTTGGTGGTAACATCGTATTCTAACAATGTAAGGTATAGGAGGTGAAAGCATGAATTGTAATGCAAACATAACAATCAATGCAGGTGGTCAGCCTTACATTGCGAACACACAAGTTACCGTAGGTACGGAGGCCGTGAACATTGCGCTTGGATGGCGGCGCATTCAGCCTATTGGTTATTTTACCGTTAGGATGGAGAATGCAATACCGTCAGACGCGACTACCACGTTGCCTATCACATTAACGCTTAACGGCATCACAAGGCCACTAACGCTACCTAATGGTACTGCTGTGACCGTTGCCGACATTCTTAACGTGAGCGTTATGGAGATATTTAACGACAAGTGGAACAACATCCTTGCGCTTATGTCAAGGACTATTGTGTAAACCAAGTGATTAACAACAAAAAGTAATTAACAATGGATTTCAATGGACTCACGAACGGGATGCCGTTCTATGTATTAAGGAAGAGTGATAAACCTTATCTTGAGGTTGGTGTTGTAAAGTCTAAGTCTCAGCCGAGGGCGCAATACCCTACGCAGACTCCAAATATCGGCATAGGCTTGCAGATGCAGCAGGTGGTTGACATTATTGCTACCATCAACGGCAAGGATGAAACGTTTCAGAACCTACCTCTCAATGTCGAGATTGCCCAGAAAGGCAACGACACGTTTAGCGGTAGCCGTGAAGCGATGCTTCAAGCCGTAGATGCGATGTTGCAGACATCAAAGAAAGCAATAGAGCAAGTTCCGTATCACAAGAGTGTCATAGCTGAAAGTGAGAAGATGCTTGAGGTGTTGAATCCGCAATATGCCGAGAACAAGCAGAATGCGAGGGTTATCCAAACCTTGAAAGAGAAGCAGGCCGCACAGGAGCAACAGCTTTCCGAACTGAAAGCACAGAACACGGAGATGCTGAACATTCTTCGCCAGCTTAACGGTTCTCCGTCCGTGAGTACCATTAATCCTTAAAACAAGGTTAGATTATGGGATATATTATTCTGAATACAGACCGTGACGACGAAATGGAGGGCTTGCGCTCTCAGATGCGTCGCAACTACCGTAGTGGCAACTATCGCAACTATGGTGGTTCAAGTGCCACGATGCGTGAACACTACTACAAGAAAGGTTATGAACATGCCATTGAGGACATGGCCGACGAAGAAATGGAAATGCGTCGCCGTAGAGACCAGATGGGCAGATTTATCTAAGTTTAATTAGGGGGAGGGCTTGTCCCTTTCCCTTTTTCAATAACAACTAAAAAGGAAAGGAAAGAATATGGAAATGTATATATACAAAAGCGAGGAAGAGGAGATTTACAATAGTAAATACCACTGCCACATGAACAAGAAACTAGCAGAATGGGCAATTTCTTGTATGCGCAAAGAAAGCCCGACAAGTGGCGAGCTTGAACAGATTAAGAAAAAGACCATCGAGGAATTTGATACGTTCTTAAAAGACAACAAGCTGAACATTCCAGACGAGTCTTACTATGATGCGTATTATCTTTGGCACATGTGCTATGCCGACTATCAGAAATCATTGGAGGATGATAAGCACCGTGCCGCATACATCGAGGAAACGATATGCGACCCAGATTGTGAGCCTACAGCCGTGCTTGCATGTTTCAAGGCGAAGATGGATGTTATGCGTGTACCGATTTATTGGGAACGGTTTTTCTGATTGATGCCTATGGAAAGTACATATCTTGATGTAGATTCCCGTTGGGGTGTTTTGGTTTGCTATGACTATGACACGTTGGATTTTGATGAGATATGGGCGATATGCAGAAGTCTTGGTATGTCCGACAAAAGCATAAATAAGGCTTTGCGTATTCTTTCCATGTACAACACTGGTATGACCGTATCTGACGAAAACATTCGCATGAGTGTAATATTCATCAGTAAGGCTACAAGTTCAAGTGAGTGGTGGAATACCGCTATTCACGAAATCAAGCATTGTGCGGATGCAATCATCAAGTATTACGACGTAGAATGGGATGGTGAGGATGCAGCATACCTTACTGGCTACCTTACAAAACAATTGGTTGAAAACGTTTCAGAACCATGTTATTAACAATAAAAAAGGAATTATGGAAAGAGAAAAGCTTTTAGAAGAGTACAAGGTTACGCTTGAAAGCCTTGTATCAAAGACGGAGTTTATTTATAGTGAAGAGTTTTATAAACTCGACGAGCTTGAAAAGCAAAAGTACAACAAGGATAAGATGACAACTGAGGCACACCTTAGCACGCTATGCGAATTGCTATGGGGTAAGAAGATGCAATTTGACAACGGTCTTGGAAGTATGTTTGCGCTTGGTCTTTTAAGTTCAATGTTTGGTGGTGGTTGGGGTAGTTCTAATGTAGACTACCTAAAGAAAGCACTTGACGAGGACGAAAAGAAAAAAGAAGAACAAGTGTATATGGTTCCCGAAAAGTAAATAAAGCCGTTCTAAGCCTTTTTAATGTCAAGGTGGCATAGTTGTAGGAAGGGCGCAAGAAAACCCGCCAAATCGCCTTAAAATGCGAAAATAAGCGGGTTTTAATTGTTTTGTTAAAGTTCTCTTATCATCTCTATCTCGTTTTCATCGCGTGAAAGTTCTTTAAACCCAAGACGCTCATACCATTCCTTTAGCCAGATATTCTTCGCATCAACGTGCAGGCGGGCAAATGTCATATTATGGTCACGACAGACATTGATAGCATACTGTATCATTACCCATCCAATACCTTTCTTTCTTTCAGAAGAAAGAACTGACAAGTCGCAGATGTAGCCAGTCTTTGGAAACGTCTTTTCATCAAACTTAACGCAAACTATTGCAGTACCATCGTCTTTAACTATATCAACACTTTCACCCCAAAACCATCGGTTGATGTGAAAGAATACATCATCGTATTTCAATTCCATAAAGTGTTATAGTTTAATAGGTTGTGGATAATATCTTTGTTCTTCTTCACTCCAGCGGTATTCTTGGCCGCAGTGAGGACATTTTGCACCCAGCCCAACGTAGCAGTCAAATTCTCTATTACATGAGGTACATAACGCAGGGTACTTCGGGCTAATCTGGACAAAATGTTTTGAAAACCCACCATCACCTGTTTCAAGCGCACCTTGGTCTGCAAGTGCTTTCAATAGACTGACCACATCTTTAACAGAACTTGACTCCAAATCGTCAATACGAGTTTTCAACAAATTGTTAAGAATCTGAACTGTCTCTTGTCCAGAAAACCTAAAGTCTTTAAGGTTTAATGCGTCCGCTTGTACTTGTGCCCTATACGATTCGTCCAACAAATCCCTTAATTGCGTTATGCTTTGTTGGGAAAGCATATTATCAGCATCCTTTGTCTTTGTCGAGAGATACGCTTCTTCATCTTCCGTGCCAATAACTTTTTTGAACTCACTTATGTCGTAAGCAAGCGCAAATGCGTTTTGTGGAGATTCTCCTAAGACCACCATCAATGTAAATATGTAGTCTTTTTCGTTTATGACAACGCCCCTTGTGTGCATTGTCGAAACTGCTTCCAAATATCCTACCATATCTTAATCTTTAAATTTTGGTTCGTATCTATAAAGTGCATCATACACTTCTTTTGTTATTTTTCCATCCTTAAAATAGGCATCAGCGACTTCTCTGACATAAGCAACTTTGCCTTGCTTATATGCTTCAAACGCTTCTTTAATTGTATCAAAATGACCTAAATTGTAGGTCTTATTGTGCTTTGTAATAAATGCTATGTATTTTCCTTTGGGCGTAATTGATAAACCCTTCCCAAAACGACCACTTTTTCTATGGCGCGTTATAATCATTGCATTTATTTCGCTTGGTATCATACAGCATGTATCTGGTGAATAAACCTTATTACCACAAACAAGTAAATCCTTGTCGATTACATACCCATCAACATAGTTATCTTTGAACCAACCAAGAAAATTTGAGAATAATAACCATTCGTCACAAGTCTTACATTCTTTATATGTTGGATGTGATTCTTGGTACTTCTTGTAATAACATCGCTGTAACATGTTGTACCAAGCATTATATGCCTTATTTGTTATATCATCTACGTTACTTGCAAAATCAACGTCTAAAGTAGCGACACCAAAAATAAGTTTCCTTTTACCAAACTGAGGTTTTTGTTTTGCCCAACAATTAGGGCAATTGCACCCGTTTAGATGGACGTTAGGTTTACACCAAAACACTTCACCACAACGATTACATTTGATTGGTACTTTTGTTTTGTTGTTTACATACTCTTTGATAAGTGAATAATCGTACTTGTCACCATGAACTTTTCTTGCATCTGCAATAAACTCTTCAAGAGTCTTTCTTCTTGTACTTGCCATACTTTTCCAATGTTTAAAAACTCCGATGGAATTGGAAAACGTGGAAGAGCCATCGGAACACTCTTGTCATTGGGACATGACCCCCAACTATCCACGTTGCAAAGTTACTAATTTATTTTGAATCTACAAAATTTAATCATTAAAAAGTTCTGGTTGTTTACTATCTCTTACTTCAATGTCCTTGACCTCAACAATCGTAAACTCTATGCGAGGATTGTTCTTGTCTATATACTTGTTGGCAACAATCTTTACACAGTTTCGGTCATTCTTGATAGCCTTGCAAGTCTGTAAACAGTCAAGTAACCCTTTTAGCGAGTTATCGAGGTCAGGTTGGTTTGACTGGAAATACACGTTGGCATAGAGTTCAAAGAATCCTTGAATGTTGCGGTTGCGGTAGCCGCATTGCAAGTAGAATTTCTTTTCAAATTCTTTCATCGCAGATGTCTTAGCCAATGAGCCGTGACCGTTTAAGGTTATAATCTTGTACTGATTACTCTTTGACGGTATGCTTCCGTATATCACTACTTCGTGTTTCATTTCAACACTCCAGAAAACTTTGTTTCCTTAATACCAACCAAATCCATATCCTCAAGCCCTTGCTTCATGTATTGTTCAATGGCTTGGTGTGCCTCTTTCATATCGTGTGCAAACAGGGCTACGGAATACTTGATGTCTTTTGTTTCTTCCGTTTCCATATCAACAAAATGGTCAACTATCTGTGCAACGTAAATCTTACACGTATCATCGTTGAAAGGTTTTTCGTTGACGATTTCTTTTAGCTTGCTACGCTTGATGGTTACTACGTCAATGCCCGTCAGTCCGCTACCATAGTCGTAACCAATCTGTTCTGCGTCGGCAAACGACTCTGCATGTTCAAGGATAAGGTTTTCTTTTTTGTTACGGTCATTGCCATTCTTGTCAACTTCCGTAAATGCAATTGTAATCTCGTACATGATTATTCTCTTTTAATATTTAATTCAACATTCTTTGGTACTGTGATTGTAATTGGAATATTAGGCTCAATAACCATTGAGTTTTGAATCTTGATAATGTGTTTCAATATCGCCCATCGCTTGTTCCATATCGGTTGCTCGTTTATGAACCTGCACATTCTATTTACTCCTGTTGCAACACCAATCTTCGTAAATTCCTTCCCATACAAGTCTTTTGTCGTTTTGCCTATTTGTTCGTAGGTTTCTCCAGTCATATACCTATAGGCATACCAATATAAAGCCCTTGCGTGTGCGACATCGTGGTCTTTTGTGTCAGAAAACATACGTTCCTTATCAATGTCGCATAACGAAGAAACAACGTCTGCAATATAGAACCTTATGCGATGGTTGTAATTGCGTAGTGCCTCTTGGACACTTTGCATCATCAAGCGTTCGTTTGCCTCAAGGTTGCTCCTAATTTCCTCTGTTTCCATTTGACTTTCTGGATTCGTTTATACTATTGATGATTGTTTGTTCCGACAGCGGCAATCTTTCAACGAAAAGGTTTAGGCGTTGCTTTTTATTTCCAAAGACCTTATCCCAAACACCAGTGATGGAGTATCTGAATCGCATGAAAGCGAATTCGCCTTTGTATGCAACAGCATTGCCGTCAAGTTGTTTTTTCAAATAAGCCTCAAAGTGAGGTTTTGCATCACGTTCATGATATGCCTGTGATTCAAAATCGTATTCAAGAACTTTCTTTCGTCTTAGCCAAAGGTAGTTTTCTCCTTCGTCTTTAAAGTATATGGCGGTGATGCCACCTTGAAGGTTTATGCCCTCAATGGTAAGACCGCCGCCATAAGTTCCGTCCTTTTTGCGTTCGACATAACCGTTTATGTAATCATCAATCATATCGCTATTGGATTAGCATTGGCATACATAATGAAAGATATTCGTCCCGTGTAAGTTCAAATGCGGAGAAGAACACGCCAGCACGACTTGGGGCTGACAATTCTATCACAACGTTATCATCGTTTATGTTGCGGAGTGTGTCTATAAGCACAGAACCTTTAAAACCAATCTTCAAATCTGCATCACAGTCGCATGTCACCGTTTCGCTTGCGGACTTGCTAAAGTCGATGTCCTTTGCACTTACCGTAACCTGTCCTTGTGTGAAGTCAAGTTCTACAAGATTGCTCATATCGTTTGCCATTGGAATAACACGTTTCAAGGCGTTGAGCAGTTCGTTTTTGTCTGCCGTTATTGTTATTTGGTTATCTTTTGGTATAACGGATTCGTAGTTAGGATATTTGAATTCAAGAAGTCTTGCCGACAGTTTGAAATCCCTGTTGTTGATAGATATTGCCTTTTCGTTGAAAGAAACCTTTACGTCGCCATCTATTGCGCTTAAAATCGTCATAAGGACGTTTGACGGCTTTTTTGGAAGGGTAAAGTTAGGAACTGTACCGTCATCATCCCTTGTGACTGTCTTGTCCTTGTAGCGTGCAAGCTTGTGTCCGTCGGATGTGGCGCACGTCATTCCATCTGGGAAAAAGTCGAAATGGATACCATTCATCACTGGTCGCAGTTCGTCGTTGGCAGTGGCAAATCCCGTAAGCTCAATGGCTTTCAAAACCTTTTTGCCGTCGATGATAAAATCCTTTGAGTCCGTTGTGTCCATGTTTGCCAACGGGTATTCATTGGCATCTTCATACGGCATTGTAAACTTTCCGTTGCCATAGTCGCATGTGATTGTGTGTGCATCTTCATCAAGTAACAGCGTAACAAGCACGTCACTAAGGTTGTCAACGGCTTTAAGGAAATCGGCTGACGAAACACAGAAACGCACATTTTCGTCACAGCTAACAATTGGGCATTTCAACGAAAGCCATTGTTCCGAATCGCTTGCCGTGATAAGAATCACGTCTTCTTTCGACTCCACCAAGAAGTCCCCAAGAATCGGCAATGCATTCTTGGAATTGATTACTTTCGCTGCCATTTTAAGACGTGCAGCCAAATCTTTAGAATTACATTCAATTTTCATAAATAAATACGTTTTCGTGAATAACTAAAAGTTTGAATTTGTACCCCAACTCAGAATCGAACTGAGACATACGGAACCAAAATCCGTTGCGCTTCCGTTACGCTATTGGGGAGTCTTAAAACCTCCTACCGCTTTCACAAGTGTCGGAGGAAAAACATCATAATAATATAACCTATTTATTAACCAAAAACAATTTCATTTGCAAAGATATGAATAAGTTTGGAATATACCAAATTTTTTGTTGTAATTTACAAATTGTTAAGTTTTGCAAAGCTTTGAAGAGCTGGCGATGGTTCTATTTTCTTTTTTTTAAGCCATTTGAATGTGTGCTTAATAATCGTCATAAGCCTATTAATAAGCCTTTGTTGCGAAAAGTTCTTTTGTGCAAGCATTGTGTTTGATTCTTGCAGTCTTTTGATACGTTTCTGCATTTTCCAATACTCGTTATACATACGTCTATAGTCTTTGACGATGTACATCAGATTCTGTTCCTCTGGAATCAATGGCGGCTCTACATAAGCCTTTCCTTCTTCGTCGTATAACATAATCTTTATAATTTATATGGTTTAAATCCGTATCTTTCTTCTATAAGATTGTTCAACCACGCTGGCCATTCACCATCATGTGCATTTGTGTAGTCTTTCAATTCTTTTGTGTATTCTTGTATGAGCAACACAAAATCTTTGTCTGGTACTTCACCACCACGTATATGATAGAGTTCTTGCAGGTGTTCAAGTTCTGTTCTCAAACGCGGACACATTACAGTTCTTTCGTCGCCTCCCTGTAAGCCCACAAACGCCATTACTCTTGCTCCTATATCCATTGGCACAATCTCTAAGTCCATTTGCCTACAAGCGGCATACATCGCTTTTCTAAAGTCTTCCATATTACTTCACCTCAGTTATTATGTTTCTATATTCTACAAAATAACAATCTACGCTTTCAAGTTTACCTTTCTTGTTGTGCTTGTGGTTACGGTAACGCATCTGTGTACCGTCAAGATATAGTTGCATATTACGCTTGCTTGCCGTTATCAAATCCCATTCTGCTTTGATATATACCCAATCATCGCCTTTTGGTTTCGGACTATAGTTTAATATATTATCAATAATACCACGAGCACCTTTTAACGCTCCCATATAGTACGCACCATAGTACATTAAGTTTTTCAAGTTTATTTTAATGTCTTTTTCTACCGCCATACGTCTTTCAAGAATGTCTTGTGCTTGACGTATTATTTTGTCCTCTTGTTCCTTAGTCATTGTTCCAACCTAATATGTCGTGAATATAATCTACATGTTTTCTATAATTGATAGACGCTTGATGTTGTTCCTGTCTGTGTCGCTTTTCTATTTCAAACAAGCGGTGGCGTTCACGTTGCTCGGACTTTGCATCACGCTTTGCCTTTTCTTGCATATATATAGTGTTGCGCAAGTCTTTGTCATCAAGCAGTTCTGACATAAGTTTTTTGTTCTTTGCAAGAATATCCTTGATTATTTCCTGACAAACAAATCCTTCATGCTGCATAATGCAACGCTTAAATTCTTCGTTATCAACAAGGAATACGTGCCGTTTTTCTTCTGTCATTTCAAGAACATCCTTAACCTTTAGTTCTATTCGCATACCTCGTAATATTCTTTTAAGTTTACACCAAGTTCTTTTGCCTTTTCTTCCATTTGCTTTATTGTTTTATATGGGTCGCAATGAATACCTTTGTGGCATGAATGACAAAGGCATTGCATATTGCGTTCATCCATAGCAAACTGCGGGAATCTGTGTAGAGGTAAGATGTGGTGTAACTCATTTTGTTCCCAAGCAAGTTCCTTGCCGCATATCTCGCATTTATGTCCGCTACGTTCATAACAATGCTTGCGAAAGTCTTTGCGATTGAAAGTGCTGTCTAAATCATCGCGCTTGTTTCTACGCTTTAATCGTATGTTCTTTGTGATATACAATCGCCAGTTGCCTAACTGAAACATCTTGTACCACGTTGACCGATTTTCGATTCTCTTTTGTCTTCTTAGTCTGTCTTTGACCGTTTTTTGACGCGTAATCCAGACGTTGCTGTTGTTGATAACGATGTCATTCATAATCGTATTTTTATCAAATTTAATATACATACACTAAATCCTTTATTCCCTTACACACCCAACCACACTTATTAGCGGCGGTATGGTTTTTAAGGGATTGACTAAGAATTAGGTTATTCACCCCAATTTTAGCCAAGCCATTGCAGAACTTCCGTCCCTTACACACCCAATTTGGTCTTCTTTTTCGTTTACGTCAAATACTGTTCGGTGGATTTTATTTGTAAGTCGCCCGTTGTGAGGATTGCGCACAGAGCGGGACTTTTGAACCTGACCATGTAGATGACGCATCTGCAATGACTTAAATTTCGGTGCTTTTTGTCTTTTGGATTTTGCTTGCTCTTTAGTGGCAACGGATGGAACTATTTGCAAAAGTCGTAAAAACGACGAATCCCTGCAACCTTATAGGGAAGAACGGGTATGCAGGGACTTTGGTGTCGTTTATATGAACTTGTACCTTTGTATCAACATGTCTGCAATCACTTCTTCCCTAATGATTACGTTTGCAAAGGTACATATAAAGTTTATATATTCCAAATTATTTTGCACTTTTTAAGAAAATATTTAGAATAATGTAGGTTGTTTCACTTCTTCAAGCACACTTTTTCTTGTGTAATACATTGATTGTGCCATGCTAAACATGTCGGGGTTGATATTCTTTTGTATTGCATCGCAAGCATCCACATAGAAACGTTTGCTTATCTCCATGCCGTATGCTTTGCGCCCCAAATTAGCCGCAGCAATTAGCGTAGAACCGCTTCCAGCGCACGGGTCGATAACAACATCATCTGGGTCTGTGAAAAGCCCTACAAGCCGCTGTAAAAGCGCAATAGGCTTTTGTGTTTCGTGTATGCGTTCCATACCCAAGTCACGTACCCAATCCATGCAGTTAAAAATCATTTGACCATTGTTGTTGAACTTTGGTAATTTGTCACGATACAGTATCAATCCATACTCACAGTTGCCAACAACTTTCATATTAGCCTTTAAGACTTGTGCAGAATAATTCTTACGAAACACAAGATTGATGTAGTGCTTAAAACCATACCGCTTTGCAAGTTCAATAAGGTAGAATTGCTGCATAAACTCACAGAACACTATCATGCAAGGAGACGTAGATTTTGTGCGCCCCTCACGTTCTTTTGGCTCTGGCTTTAGCATTTGTGCGGCAAAGTGCATAAACTCAGCAGGCTTAAAATTTTCATCCGTAACAAAGAATGTTTCGCCAGCCTTGTCTGATTCTCCGTTTTTGTTGTCGCCGTCAATATACCATGAAGGGTTACTTCCATAAGCCTTATCTCCCAACGAGTAAGGTATGTCGGTAAGGATAAGTTGTGCCTTTGGAATGCCGTAACGTTTGAAGTCTTGAAAGGAACTATTAAATAATCCTACACGATTGTTGAGCATTCTAAATTCTGGATTCTCAACTACTTTTACGTCTTTTGTTGTCAGTTTCATTATAGTTCAGTTTTAGAAAAGTAGATTTTTGTATTCAAATTCGCAGTAAACATCATACCAATTCCGAATGTTTCGGCTGCAACCTTTTCAAGAAAAGCCCCTTTACTGTTTTCAAAGCCACTTAGCATATATATCTTGTCGCATCTTGACAAAAGCCACAAGTCGTAAATCAACGTCAGCTTGTAGCCAAGCAACTTGTAAATCCAGAGAAACCTGCAAGGCAAAGCCTTTGTCGGGTTGCAAACCTTGTAACCTTGTTGACGCAAAAGTTTTTCTGCGTCAGCAAATTGTGTCAAATAATCTTTGCGGTCACGTCCTGATATTGCGCCGCTTAGATAGATTTTCTCTTTTTTCATAATTCTTATTGTTTTCGTGAAATAATTTTTATTCCTTTGTAGCAAAAGAAGCCACATATTAGTATGTTTGCAATGCAAATTGCATAAATGTATTCTGTGTATAGTTCGATAGATGATAAATATTCTTTTTCTTTAAGTTGCAAAAATAGATATAAAAGTGAAAGCTTATTCCAAAAGCACGTTTGTACTGCTATACTCATTATAAGTAACGCAAATAACGTAACTAAATCATATTCAAAATAATTGCCAACAAACCACGAAATAGGTGTATTGGGTATAATGTACCCACTCCACTCAACAAAATCGCTTGTAGCCAACGAAAACATCGTTTCTGAATAAGATATAAGTATTATACCACATAAAACAAAAGGTAACATCTTGCCCATATTAACAAGTATAACCCTTGTTCTATAAACGATGTTCATTTTCTACGTATTTTTAATTTTAAAGTTGCTGCGTTATTTGCTGGTGGTCTACCTTGTATTCTTGGCAACGTATCACGTCTAAGGGTATCGTTCTGTACGCTATCCTTTTTCTGTATGCGGGCTTTCTGTGTAATCCGCACTCTGCGCTTGACTTTACGTTTTCTTTTCTTTGGTTGTTGTGCCATAACTTAACTGTTTTTTAAAAAGGATGGTGGCTTGTAAATGGCCTCATGTAAACCACCACCACCCAGCACATGAGAATTTCGCCAATCCAAAGTGTCAGTGACTATGGGATGACTTGCGGTACGTCTACCGCCGTATTGCGGAGGGTGAGGGATTCAAACCCCCGATACGTTTCCGTATGCCACGTTAGCAGTGTGGTGCTTTCGGTCACTCAGCCAACCCTCCAAAAATAGCCTACTACATTTCGCAACGCCTCGGCTAAAAAAATTGTTAGATTTTTCAATAAATAAAGGAACCTACTGACTTTCACAAGTTTTCGGCTGACAATTAGTATTAATCAAAAAAAACACACTATAAATATGAATATGACTATTTCTTATTTTTGAAACCATAACTAAAATGGATTTGTTTTGTTTTTATATTCCTCGATAGTATCTTCAAAGTCTTTTTTGAGCTTTATAAGCCTTTCTTGTTCTTCGTTTGTCAGCCTTGGGCAACCTTTGTGCCAAGATGGGAAATTTGGTATGGACTGATTGTATTCGTTTGCAAACAACGTGTAGTCATACCATTGTAGCAATTCATGCCAGTCACTAAGATTGTTGTCAACGGCATACTTAATAACATTTGTAAAGTCAAAGTAGTAGTCGCCAACACATGCAATAGTTCCTACATCACCAGCAACCCAAGCGTCCTTTTCGTATGGCATTTCATACGCATCACAGAATGCTTTCAAGTACTCTTCGCATACGTCGTTGTACTTTTTGTTCAAAAGCTCTCTATGTGCCTTGTTCATACTGTTTCACATTTAACAAGTAAACCAATCATTGAGCCGCGTTTGAATTGCTTGGATTCAAGTTTGTTTGCCTTTACCATGTTATACACAGTCTGCTTTGACTTGCCAAGTATTTTTGCATACTCGCTGACGCTAATCCAATTGTAATCGTTCTCGTTCATCTGTTATCTCCGCTTCCTCCAATCTTGCCGCGCTTTTGACGTGACGATAATTTTTCGTAGTTCATTTCTGCAATATCCTGTAACGTATATCCAAGGTCGTTTGCAAGAGTGGCGCAATACCACATTACATCAGACAACTCAAGTGCTATCGCTTTACGTCTTTCCTCGTCAAACACTTGTTCGTTGTCACGAAGAACTTTTTTAACCTTGTCTGCAACCTCTCCTGCTTCGCCAGTCAATCCAAGTGTAGGATATATTATTTTCTTGTCCTCTGGGTAAATTGCAGTTTCAAGCGCACGTTGCTGATATTCGTTCAATCCTTTAATTTCCACCATTCATCTGCGCCTCCATCGCATCGTTCTGTTCTTGTTCCTGAATAGCCTCGATTTCTTCTTGCATAACCTGTTCGTCGGTCTTTTTGGGGAACAGCACACGTTCTTCCAAATTGCTTGTAAACTCATTGATGTTATCAACGACTTTTTGGATAAACTGCTTGTTCGTCATATCCTCTGTCTTTTCGCTAAGAAGAATGGCGTTACGTGCGATGTTGTGCATGTAATCTTCGTAGACCAAGAATGACTCAACCTCCGTTTCCCCAATGCCGTACAAAGGCTGGAAGATATTGAACAAGAACCATTCGTAGTAAACGACAATGTTATACTCTGATTTATCTTCTTTTTCCTTCAGAACCTCTATCAAGCGTTGATATGAATATCCGACAAAATTATCATCCTTATCCTTTATGGTTATCTCTTCAAGTGTATGTTTGTCGCTTGCAATCTCAATGACGCGCTTTGTGTACAGGTATGGTCTGCTTACGCCAGCACTTGTTATGTTGGAATAAACGTGACGGTGGTAGTTCGTTTCAATAACACAGCCATCAGCATCGGCAACAAGCCTGACACCTTTATCGCTAAAGAAGATACTTATTGTGTCTTTTGTCTTTGGCACAAACACAATAGCATTTTCAAGACGCTTTTGTAATTGTGCGTTTGTAAGTTTTTTCTTTTGTTCCATAAACTTTATTCGTTGTTTGTTGATTCGAAATGTTTGATACGAGCCTCTATCTGTGTTATACAATTACCAATTGATGCCTTTGGATAGTTTTTCTCAACGTCTTTAAGTATTGCCACCTGTGCCCGTAGTTTATGTATTTCCCAATTCATGTGTCACTTGTGCTTTTTCTGTGACATATAGATGTTGTAAAGGCGCATTTTGATTGTATCGTCGTTTGTTGGCACTTTACCTTTTTTGATGCCGTTGCGCTGGTTATATTGCTTGAGCCATGCAATAGCCTCGTCGCGGTTGTGTATCTCGTCAAAAATCCATTCAGGTAGCTTGTTTGCGTTTTCAACCGCCTCGTCAACGACACCCTTGTTTTCAAGTTCGTTTGCTTCTGCGACAAGTTGTTCTGCACGCTTCTTTGACTCGGTATCAAGGTCTGCGTTAGTTGTGTCGTTATCCATATACGATGGAACAACGAACACTTTCTCAATGCTTGTGAAAGGCTCAATACCGAATACTTTCTTGATGCGTGGCTCTTTGTCTGTTTCTTTGTCAAAGGTACAAACAGCATAAGCCATGCGCCCTAACGAAAGACCTACAACGGCGACACCATCTTTAAACGAGTCTTGTTGATTCCATTCTTTTTTGGGTATGCTTGGAATGTTCAGATAAGCAATAACCTCTTTTTCAAATTCTACCATATTCTAAATACGTTTGATTAAACTTTGGTGCAAAGATAATGTAATCTTTGGAATATTCCAAATCATTTAACTTATTTTACATAAAACTTTTCTTTCATGTGGTCAATCATTGCTTGCCCCTCTGGTGTTGGTTTGCCGTTTTTATGTGGAACAAGTATGGATAGAGACGGGATAATTTTCACCCATCTCCATCCGTTTTTTATTTTTTTTGCCTCCATCTTGTTTGCCTTTTTTGCAGCGGCCACATCCGCTTCTGTTGCATTTTGGCTTTCGTGAATCCAATTAGTACTCATAATCAAAAAACAATTTCTATTGTAACGCCATCTTCAAAGATAATATTCGAATCCACTGGAGCAGGAACAAAGTTCTCGGAGTTGCCGTCAATGTCGTAAAGCAACACGTTAGACGGTCTGCCTGCAATTGGAAGAAGGTCTGCGCTAAGAAGGTTTCGCCCACGTACTGTTACATCACCATTTGCCATGCTAACACCATCTATTCGGTATTCATCTCCGTTCTGCAAGACTACACCGCCTCTCATGTAAGTAATATGGCCTGTTCTATTGTAGCATCCCTTCCAACCATAGTAGACACCCTTAATGTCGGGGTTTGCCAACACTAAACACAACTCACCGTTCAATGTTGCCGTTCTACCACTATGATTGTGCATAACGATATTAATATGGCAGTCACAAGTAGGAATAGGTTCTGGCTGTGGTGTAGGGTTGTCAATCCACTCTTTGATGCTTCTTAACCCGTCTTGCATGCCTTCCATTGCACCAATAGTTGATACTGCAATAGTACCAAAGATTCTGCCATAGATGACATCCGAAAGCCAATGGTAGCGGCCAATGTAGCGGTTGGCTGAATATTCAAAAGCATTGTGTACCCACTCGTTGAGCTTATCAGGGCACATTTCGCCGAGAATAAGAGCCATAGCCACAATCTGTGCGGAATGGCCTGAAACATAGCTCTTGGGAGAATCGGCAGCAAAGCCGTCTTCATTTGCCCACTTCTCTTTTTCAGCGTCCGAGTCAGCAACCATGCATGCTATTGAAATGTTAAACAATTCGTTTTCTCTTGCACCGTGAATCGGGTTTCTTTCACCGCCTTCTTTTGTCGGCGCACTACCAGGCCTGCAACGGCCATAGTTGGGGTCTTGCGTAGGCATGCGTAATTTGTCAGCCACCTCAAGCCCTCTCTTGAGTGTTAGTTCTTGTGGCGTTTCTTGGCCGTCACAGTTGTATCTTATGATACCCGACAAATCTCCAAAAGCACCATATATTACAAGCGGCGACAATGCGCACTGTTGAAACACGAAACGAGGATAGCCATCTACTATCGGCAACTTTCCATTTTCATCAAGAACGAGTTGCACATGCTTTGGCTCTCCGAACATATATTGATATGTGCATGGCGGTGTGGCCATGACGTTAATAAGGCGGTTTTGTTTTTCTATCGGATAAGAATCCCAAACGGCAAGCGGTGTCTGCGCCATCATATTGTAATTGTTGACAACATAATCATAGGCAAGCTCATCCATAACATAGTTACCCGTCTCGTGGCTGAACTGCGCTTCGGCTTGTCCTTGCTGCCAAGGATAGGGCTGTTCGTTGACGATGGTATCTGGTACGCGTGGGGCTGGCGCAGACGGAAGGAAAAGTGACGTATTCACAGTCCAACCGATTTTTTCGGTATGAAATCCGATGCGCCAGCCGTTTTCGTCACGCAGTTCAGTGTACTCGTAGCCTAAATCATCCCAACAAGAAGCTGGTATCATCTGCCCGCCAAGCTCTTCACGCCATTTATCCCATCTTGCTTCGTCAACTTCGTTACCTGCTGTGTAGGCGAACAGCTTACCTGCGATGATGCGAGCGATGTATGGGTTCGCCTTGAAGGTATGGCCACCAAAAAGAGGGAACTCCTTACCACCACCAATCTCGTATGCCAACTTATAAAACTCCGTCTGTGTGTTGGTATGCTCACCATACGTCGGACAGATGCGTGCAAGATACATTGCCATCAGCCACGCTTGCATGGCATTATAGGATATGCCAAGTGTAGAGTCATCTTTGCCATAGAAGTCGCACACGTCTGGATAATTGTTTGGTGTAAAATATCCTTGTTCGTTTGTTTCCCACTCCTTTGTTGCCACTCCATAAACCCATTGTAGATGCCCGAAGATGTCCATGCCTTCCGAAACGAGTTTGTGACCAGTGTCAAAAAGAACTTGGTTGAACTTGTACAACATTTCAAGAAACATTTGTTGTTCATCCGTTTCTTGTTCTTCGCTTGGTGGTGTTTGTGGTGTAGGCGTATCGTTGTTTTCGTTTGTCTTCGCTTCTATAACGATGCTTTCGCCAGCGTCAAGCGTAATTTTATTTCCGTCTACTTTCATAATATGTTGTTTATACTTTCTACTATCTTATCTTTATCTTGAACGTATAATCTTTGGTTTGTGCATTTCCTAATAAACCCGCAGTGCCCTGCGGTATCAATCCTTTTTGTGTACCGCAGGCACTGTTTCTTTACTGGGCACTGTACGCCCATGCAGAAAATATCGTTTTTACACATTTCTTGCATAATATAGCGACCTAAGTTTTGATAAGACATCCGTAGGCTCACCGCTTATCATACAACATGGGCAAAAGAGCATTCCGTTGTGAGTAAACCAAAGTTCGTGGTCATACTCTGTAACTTGGAACATAAGCTCTGCACGTTTCCTAACATTCTTTTCGTGCGCCTCGTTTCTTTTGTCTTTTAACGAGTTTATAATTCTTTTAAAAGCATTCATATTGTTTTACTCTAAAAAATTTTTAAACACGCCATCTTTTCTTACAAAGGAAAGTACTGGAACTTTATAATATAACCTACCGTTATGTCTGAACGGTGCTATGGTGTCTTGAAGAAAAAGTGATTTGTATTTTTCGTCAACAAGCACCAAGTGTTTCGGGAACTTTAATTCCCTTTCAATTCCACTATGTGAGTGTAAGCTATTAAACTTGTCGTTCATTATTTACCCTCCTTTTTGTCTGTTACATCGTCGGCACTATCGAAATCTTTGAACTTTGCAGCCACATCAACGGCTTTCTGCTCATCAACACCGTTTTGCGGGTTGTCTATATAATCAACCTCTACTGCATCAATTTCCTCGACGCTTTCCATTTGTGTAAAATCACCTTTTGCAACACCTTGGTCAAACTTGATGGCTCGCTGCATTTCCACGGAAAGGATTCCGTACTTTGAAAGCAAGAGTTTAAGAACTGTCTTGAGGCACATAGCGTCAGGGTCGGAAGTCCATACGCCGTTATTAAACGATTTACTATAACGCTTTCCATGTGCAAGAGCCTCTTCTTTTGTCATGTAGAAATACTTCTCGTAACCTCCAACAGTTCTAAAATATGCCATAAACCCAACAACCTCATCGCTTTCACGCTTTGATGCGTCAAATTCATATTCATCCTTGAACGGGTCGTACTTTACCAATTCACCTTTATGTACGATAGCGTTTGTGACACGCTCATACTGACCGCTACGGATTGCGAGTTGTAGTAATCCTTTGGTCATAATCTGGAACTGTGCTTGTTTTCCATAAGGAACGATTGCTGCAAATCCAAGGTTAGGCTGAATTGGCAAGTCTAAAGATGCTGCCACCATTGCACTTGAATACACCGTTGCTGGTTCTGCATTCTGCAAAAGTTTATTGTTGTTTACTACGGACAGGACGCTTGTTACGAAACCCTGTGCCTTTTGCCCTAACATTGCACGAAGGTTTGTCATGCAAGTTTCGTTGTTAAAATACCCACGAAGGGCTACTACATTATTGTTTGCCATAATCTTATTATTTTAATTCGTTGATAAATGATTCTTTCATCTCCTGTAGTGCGTTGATAAGATTTGTTATCTGTGATATATGATTAAAATACAAACATGCGTATTCTTCACCATGTTTATCACATAAATGTATATGCCGCAAAGTTGGCAACACATCAAGCCGTTCTTGATACCCGATTTCTACTGGAATACATGTTTCTTTTTCCATATTCTATTTTTTTATTCTAATCTGGACGCTACCTTTGCGTTTAACCACCTTTTCAAAGCCGCTAACTAGCTTTTGATACAAGCGTGGGTGTTTGTTGGCATAGTCCTCTAAAAACCGCTTAGAATCAAATTGGTGGCTTTCGCTTGCGTCAACACGGGTAATACCCCAATTTTCGTTTTTGATGCTTTTGATGTTGTGTGAAAGCATAAAGTCGTACAATCGTGCCTTGAACTCTTCAACCTTTGACTCGCGCTCTTTAATCTCGGCAAGGACGTTGGTGATTGTATCAAATTCCTGTTTGACGTTTTCAGGAAGATATATACTATCAATCTCGTCACCTTCGTAATAACCTTCAAACGTCTCCAAGAAATCGCTTACAATATCCATTGCCTTTGCAAGTTCGTAGACTTTTGTGTTTCCGAATCTAAGTTGTTTCAAAGAAAGTCTTTTAACGTCGAACTCTTGCTTTTGCGAAAGGTCAAGTCCGTAAGTGTTGTAGTGAGCCAAGAACAGCCTGGCTTTCCATTCAGAGCCAAGTTCTTTTGCCTTCTCGTTTGCAATATACCAATGGTGATAAAGTTGGCATTCGTATTCACGTCTTACTTGCACCGTTGTATATCGTGATGCTTTTACCTCATACACATATAGTATCTTTTTTTTGTAGTCATAACGCACAATATCTGGGTGTGTTATACATCGGACATTGTCGCGTGAATATTTCACGCTTACCCATAAAGGGTTGCTTACATATCCGTTACCAGCCTCGCTAAGATACCCGAATAACGCCTGTTCAATCTCGTCACCGAATCTTACGGCATCCGTATAAGGGATTTCCTTTTGCTCTGCAAGCCCCTTACACACGGCCATGCGACTGTATGCGGACTTTGGAACACTACCTAATGTCGCAATTTGCTGCAACATTTTAGCGTCTGAACTACCAAGGCAATTAAGTCTTGTTTGCCTGATGTCTTGTTTGTAATCTAATTCTTCCATACTCTTTTGTTTTGTGAATTTATTAATCTGATTTTGTCTTTACGACGAAACATTCATGGGCATTAATAGCGTTTACTCTCACCGCTTTTCCGTTTACCTCGTCAGGGAAAGATGTGATGAATCCAAATATCACGACAACGTTTCCCGTGTGCGCTTTCACTTTGCGAAGATAATCTATAACTGGCCTGCGAAAACACATAATATGTAGTACTTGGTCTTGGTTATTTTCCGTACTGTTTTGTGTCTGTCGAGCCTGTAGTTCAAGTGAGAAGTATATATACGCCTCACCATTTTTTGTCTTACCTTCTTTGAACGCACCGCCTATTTTTCCTACGAGCGTCAACTGATTTCTATCTGCCATATAATTATTTTTGTTTGTGGCGCAAGCAAGAATCGAACTTGCGAAACCCCTGTGTAGAACAAGGGGCGTGTACCGCCCGCCATTGCGCCGTGTTACCCTACCGCTGTAGGGTTAAAAAGTTTTCCTTATTAAAAATCCTTTAAAACATGAAGAACCTTCACAGGCTTATTTGAATTGGTGACGCAACACGTAAAAGACCCTTGCAAGTAGTGTCACAAGTATTATCGGTCAAGCAATGCCATGCCACACGCGCATACGGCTGGGGAATGCTTGCACTTGGTTTACACAATCTTAAAAATGTATGCGCCACCATATTGTTTCAACAATTCAAAGAATCACGTTGCAAAGTTACTAATAAACTTTTAATATTCCAAATGTGTGTAACAAAGTTTAAGTTAATAAAATATAACTCATTTTGTTTTCCACACCCACAGCGCAAAAGCCGTGGATATAATAATCCAGATAATCGTTTGTGTACTCATACTCATTCCTCCTTTTCTTTAGGAAAATCACAATCCAGCCAGAATTTTACATCAGGAATATTCCAACCACCTTTGTCATAAGTCTTATTCTCAAATGTCTCAATGTTGCCAGTAGTAAGGCTCTTGCCAATATACTTTCCCTTGTATGGTCTATGTGCAAATGATACAGCATATTCAGAGCCCTCCATAGGGTAATTCTGTGTGAGCACTATGACTTCCTTGTCTATTTCTGGAAGATAGTCCCCATCAGCAGGTTTCCAAATGTCATCAGGCTCTTTCTCCACTTTATCAATGTAGTCAAGAACTTGACTTAGTGTCTCGGATTGTGAGTAAAGCTGTATACGTTCAATCTCTTTCCTGATTTTCTGTACTTTGTCTGTCATACTATCCTCCTTTTTGTGCTTTAAGTTGTTCCTCTTTTACTGTAAGCATTAAGTTGCGGCAACCTTCTATTTCATCGTGACTAAGATTAGTATTTATTGCAAGCCAATCGCAACCTTCTGCTATAATTGTATGTAGCATCAAGTCCACTTCTTTCACTTCAAGGATGTCAATGTCATTTAATAATACTTCCAAAGCATTTGCTCTTCTATCATCACCATTAGCATAACCTTTATTGTAGGTTTCTATGCGTTCTTTTATCTCCGCTACTAAAGCGGATTTGTCTATTAAATGTGCCATAATTCTATTATTTAATTTCTTCACATAGTCTGTTCTGCATAATTACCATAGGGTCTATATCAAGAACCTCGCCTATTTTCTTGGCAAGTGACACTGTAATTTTTCTATTACCGATAATGAGGTTAGACAAATTAGGTTGTGACATATCAATCTTTTGTGCAAGTTCTTCTATTCCTATATGCCTATATTGCATAATGGCTTCTATGAGTTTACCTGTTTTCATAACTAACCTTTTAACATTTTCAATAATTCTTCTGCCTTATTCTTATCTTCGAATCCCTTGATATCAACCCACTTGTCAGTAAAGAATCCCTCTTCAAGTTTCTGTACAAAGTAGCCGTCATGAGGAATACAACCACCATTGGTATAACAAGGGTATCTATGTTCAATTCTATACTTTGTCATACCTTACTCTCCATATAATCTTCAAAATCATTACACATATCACCTCCAAAGAATGCTTCTAACTTTTCTCCTGTAGGATTATGCATATAATCTCTATAATGATTCTTTAACCATGTACAAGCTTTCTCAATAAAGACATCGGTACGGGTATATTCAATCTCATTATCATAAGACCTTTCTGTCATACCCCAAGCCAAGTCAAGGCTTACATCAATATAAATCTTCTCTGGTGCGTTTGCTTTCATAACTTTACTGCTATATCTGATATTTTACTTGTTTCAATTCTTAAACAGTGTTTATAATAGCTGTTTGCAATATATTCCTCACAGGATTTTCTATTTGTAGTCCAACAAGTCTCTGGGGTTGTTGACTGATACTGGTCTGTGCAGACAACTCTGTATATTTCTGTAATTGTATATGTCATATTTTACTCTCCTTTCATATATGTTTTGAAATCTTCAATAGTTTCATCATTAACAATACCTGCTATATAACCTATTCCATCATGAATGTTTTGTCTATAAGATTTTAAAAATTCACAAGCCCTCTCAATAAAGATATCGTTAGCTTTCTTGACCGCTTCAATGGCAACATCATACTCTACAAACTCCCCATTCTCACTATATTCAGTATCACCTCCAATAGATTCTGTAGTCTGTCTTAGTTGATACAAGAAATCAATAGGGTCTGAGCAGGTATCCGACAAATATTTTGCTTTCAAGTCCATAACCTTATTCTTTTAGTTTCTTTAATGCTTTTTGCAATTCTATCAGTTGTTTTCCATTAAGAGTACCTTTACCAAGGACATTGATAGCAGTGTCTATTGCTACCATCTGCTCCTCAGTTGGCTTCCACCTGTTCTGGGGTTTAACAGACAATTTACCATCAAGGTATTTCCTGAAACTGCCTATCAAGGTATCAGTGCCAACATCAGCCAAGTTGCTGATATACTCATCAAGCCACTCTTCAAGTTTTTCTAATATTCTTTCTTTCTCTTCTGCAATGGCATCAGCTCTTCCTTTTTCATATTCAGTTTGGAGGAGTTCTTTCATTTCCTCATCGGTAGGCTTCTGCTCTACAAGTTCATATTTATCTTGGTCTTCTATAAAGATATAAGACCCATAAAATCTATAATGCTCGTCATCTATCCCTATTATTTCTTTAACAGTGTTAGCAATAGGTGTGTCATCATCTGGCATTCTATATTCTGGTTTTAGGTATATCTTATCCCCAATCTTAAACTTTGGTTCAACCTTATCAATATGTTTTTGTTCATTAAAACATTTTGCAACAGCAATATCCATAGCCTCTTGTTGAGTTAAGTCATCAATGGATTTCTTCTTACTTTGCTTTTCAAGCCAAGCAATATATTTTTCACATTGCGGAAATCCTGCAAGTCTTGACTTAACAAACTCAATAAGTTCTTTCCTTATCCTCTCATCATCTGGCTCTGCAAGTTCTGGGAAAATATCATCAAGAATACCTTGTTTATCTTCAGACATTCCACTTTTATCTTTCCATATTCTTGCTCTTTCAAGAGCCTGCTCATATTTATTTTTGTAATCCATAATCATTAGTCTAAAATTTGAAATGAAACACCTAATTTACCCTCAACAACTTCTGCGCCATCAAAAGAAATAATGATTATCATATTAGGATGACCATTTTTTTGCAACCACTCATTTAGTGGCTTTGCAAGTTTTTCAAATTCTTCTTTGTTCATAAATCTTAAAATTAATTGTTTCTATCTACGATTTCTTCTATACTAACAACACTACATTTTGGTACTACATTGATTCCACACCATTGCAACGGATTGTAGCCTTTACTTAGTGCAACAATATAGGCTTCATCAGTTTCTTTAACAAGAAAGCCACATGAGATAATGCTACAGCAAGTATCCTCAATATCTTCTTCAAGAACCCATCCGTGAATTTGTCGGCTGTCAATCCATTTTATGATTACTTTCTTATCTTTATCCATAATCACAACAAATTTAATTCATGTAATTTCAATACCATTTCATAACAAGCCTCAATAGGCTCCTCCATTGTTATGTCTGGTAGTTTAGTATTAACCCCACAACCTATTTTATCATACCAAATACTAAAAGTATTTGCATCTATGTCAATCCTTAAAGCATTATAGTCTTTAAGGTATTTAGGAATAACTTTAAGCAGAGCAGTCAAGCTCCAACAAGGTAATTGATTACAAATTTCAGAACCAAATATTCTATTATAGGCTTCCTTATCAATGGCAATAACATCATTTTCTGTATTATCACCACTTAAATGATATTTTCCATCTATACCAACATGGATTCCATGATGCACTTTGTCTGCGCTTTCAAATGGTAGGAATCCTATTAATTTTTTGGACTGTTCTATATCAGTATAACTTTTCATAATTTATTGTTTTCTTTTAACCAAACTATCATTTCAAACATTGCATCAATAATAGTGTCTCCATTAGTTATTTGTTTAAATTTATCCTTCTTCATGTTCTCTATACAATTTGGCATATAACTGCAATGCCATCCTTTGCCATTAAGATTAGGATAAATATTTAAATCAATTCCCCTTTCAAACTCAAATAAATAAGGAGGTAAAAGTTTTGAAAGTGCATCAGAACTCCAAGCAGGAATTGCCCAATCTTCCATATCATAATAATCAGATATTAAACCTACTGTTGGTGTTCTCCTTTTCTCTGGTTCTGCCATATCCCAAAACGTATCAGCAGTGTTAATATCAATCCCTAACTCTACAAGTTTCTTGGATTGTTCTAAACTTGTGCAAATCTTATTCATTTATTATATTCCTTTCTTTTTTCTTCCATTAGAAATCATATATAGTTCATATTCTTCATCAGTGTGTATTGGATGCTTTTTATTAAAAGCTATGGTAAGCTTGCAGCCTTCAATATCACCAGTGCCATAGTAGGCACAACCATAACAATCAGCAGACATTTTTAAATTACACTTACACATTTTTCAATGTCTACCTCTTTCACTTCAAGGTTTTCAACGTAATCTTCTGCTATCATAATTTATGTTTTTTATTTAATAACAATATTTAAATTTTGCTTCACATCCATATCGTTCTTTAAATTCTTTTCGAGTCATAATTTCAACACGATTAGGACCTAAAAAATAGCAATAAACACTATCATAATGCGCTACACGAATTTTCTTTAGTACATAGAATATATATAATCGTTTCAAATAACGTATAAACGGACTTATTATCGTTATCCACAATAAAAAGGAAATAACTATAGCCCCTACAGTTATACAAATACCTACCACTAATCTCATATCATCCCCTAATTTAATTATGTATTCTTTCAGGCGCTTCAACTGAATTTATACATTTCTTCTTCTTGTATATCAAAGATAAAATGTTCTATTCTACGTGACATTATAAATAGTTCGTGTTCAAGTAGATTTGTTTT